GATCCTGCCACCGTCCTTGCCTTCGCCTGCCTCGGGCTGGACCTCGGGGTTTGCACCCTCGGGATTCGGCTGGGCGGCTTCGGGCGTGGTAGCGGCCGGAGTCGATTCGGGGGACGCCGGCGCGGCAACTGGCTCCGTGACCGTGGCAGCCGGCGCAGCAGCCGCGGGAGCGGCAGCCGGTTGGGCTTCGGGCGTGGAGGGCTGGGCAGGCGTCGAAGCGGCCGGGGCCTTGATCTGGTCAAGTTTGCCGGTCGCGGCGAGGAAACGATCTTTCGGGCTGAGAGAAGCCATGACGGTTTTCACGTCGGGCTTCGAGGGGGCGGGGGCTGGCGTAACGGCAGCAGGCGCGGCAACCGCCGGAGTGGCGGGAGCTGCAGCCGGGGCCGCGACTGAGACCGAAGCCGGGGCGGAACCCTCGGCGGCGGTGGTGGCAGGAGTTGTGCTCATTTCGAGCGCATCCTGCCGCATCCCGGTTCACCCCGGGCGGTTGCATTTCACCGGCCGCTGTCGCCGCGACGCCTGCGCGATGCGCGATCTTCGCGATCCTCGAGCACCTTCACGCGCGTCTGGAAATCGCCCTTCCACTCGGCAATTTTCTCCATGAAGGACGAAAGATTGCGGTTCATGCCCTCCATCTCCTCCAAAACCTTGTCCCGGTATTCCTTGGCATCAGCGTCATTCTTGGCCCGGATCTCATGCGCAGCCTTGGCGTCGTCGTCGCGCTGGGCGTAATACGCCTTCTTGCTGACGAATATTCCGCTGAAATGCTTGTTGATGAGCCAGACGAGACCGCCCCCGAGCATGGTCAGGATGGCAAGCATTGCGGCAATCTCAGAGGCAAGGAGTTCTTTGAATGGGTTCATGTGAGGTCAGGGGTTGCGTGGTTGATGTTGTGGCCCGTTAAATAAGCCCTTTCTCGCGGCGAACCTCGTCAACGGCGGCGGCGGTTCCGTCGGTTTCAGTGATCCACTCGCGAAGAATCTCGTTGGCGCGCTCCTTCGTGATGGAGCCGGTTTCCTTGAGGGCCTTGCGCACGTCCTCGACGCCGCCGACCACATCACCCAATACGCCTTTTATCTTGGCGGCGCGGGCATCGACCTCGGCCTTGAGGTCTCCTTGGCGATAGTGGCGATAGAGGAACACGCCAACCCAGACGACGGCGACGAGCACGGCGGACAGAACTGCCCATTTGAACCACCAGAGCCCGACGATTTGAGCCAGGCCGAAGCAGAGCAGTCCGGCGACGCCAAGAAACAGCGCGATGGGACCGAACTTCCGCAGGGCCACGAGACCGCCAAAGGCGAAGCACAGGCCGACGATCAGGATTGCCGCGCCTTCGCAGCCGGCGCCGATACGGTTAAACCACGCGACCTGATCGCGCATGACCTGGTTGTTCATCTCGTTGCGCAGCGCGTCCAAAGCGTTCTTGTGCGCCGCGTCCTTGGCCTTCATGTCGGCCAGGTGCTGGGCTTGCTGGGCGGCAAGGGCCTGCGCGGCCTTGGTAATCTCTTCGCTCGCACGGGCAAGGGCGGCATCGCGCTGGGCATTTGCGGCGGCTATCTGCGAATTCAGGGCATCGGCCTTGGCGCTGGCATCGGCGTATAGCTTGCGTGCCTCGTCGGCCCGGCCCTGGGCGAAGAGGGTTTCCCGCTCGGCGGCGGCGGCACGATCCTCGGGCGACACGGCCACGCTGCCGAGCAGCCGCAGGCTGAAGGTGATCTCGGCCTCGATGATGATCTGCTGGGGGGATTTCGGGGCGGCCTTGTTCTGCCGGTCAACGACCTCCATGGAGGCGGCCAGCTTGGAATCGCGCTCCGCTTGCGCCTTCGCGACGGCGGCCGCAGCCTGGGCGGCTTCATCGACGGCAACGACGACCGGGGCCAGCACCGTGGGATTGGCCGGGGGCGTAACGGGCTGCTGCGTCTTGCACGACGCCAAGAGCAGCAAGCAGGCGAGAATGAGGCGCGGGGCTTTCATGGCTTTACGGGCGCCCATACAAATTGAACGTTCTTGCCAGTGGCGCGTGCCACGTAGTTGTCGGGCGTCACCCAAGGGCGGTCAGCCTTCGGGTTGGTCTCGGGGTTGTCCCCCTGCGCAATCCAGTTGCCGGCCTGCTTGGCAACGAGGCGGTGCAGGGTGAACTTGCCGGTGCCGCGAAGGTAGTCCCAGAACACAACAATATCGCCCTGCTTCAGTTGGTCGAAGGTCACGCCGATTTCGATTTCAGCAAGCCCGGCCTCGGGGAGAGTCGGCAGCATGGACTTGCCCGTATAGGGAATCCATGCGGCAAGCGTCGGCTTCGGGGTGGTGGTCGGAATCTCCCGCTTGGAGCAACCGAACGCCACGGCCAGAATCAGCACCGCAAGCGCCACGCTGATGACCACGCGGGCGATCAGCTTGTTGTCGCGGTTGAACATCAGCCAGCGGCTTGCGCGCTTCATCCACGGAAAAGCGTCGCGTGGAACGAGCCACCCGAGCACGAATCCGAGGATGAAGGCGGCTGCGGTCATGGCCTGCTCAGTCGGCCCGCTCGTAGAAGCCATCCAGCTCGAAGATGGTAACGAGCGCCAAATCCTCCTCGCTGAGCAGTGGATCACCCACGGCGGTGACGACGTGAAACGGGTTCAGGTGTTCCGTGTCGGAAGGCAGGTAGTAGGCCGGGGTATTCTCGGCGGTGGCCGCGACGGTCCACTTGCGCGACACATAGGGATGCACGGACTGCTCCATGAGCGTCGTGTTGTGCTCGATGCAGTATTCCGTTGGCACGGCCTGAGGGTCAGCCGGGTCGGCGTTCTGCATGACCTGGCCCCATGTCCAGCCGTAGCCGCCATCGCAGAGCTTGACGAAAACGCCGAGGCGCTTTGTGAGGTGAATAAGTTGATCGAGATTGTTGGACTTAAACCATGTGACGTTTGACATGTTGGTATCGGGTTGAGGGTTGAGCGTGGAAATAGGTTAAGCGGCCATCGGAATGCGCATCCGGCGCATCATGTCACGGGCCACGCGCTGCTGCGCGATTTCGTCGTGATTTGAAGGGTAGGCGAGGATTTCGGAGACGGTGATGTTGGCGTAATTGCTGCCGACTCCACGGGCCCCCAGTGTGATGCCGTTGGGGGCAAGCGTCCCAGCGTTTCCAGTAACAGCAGTCCCGCGATTGACTCGATTAGAGGACGCCGCGCCGTTGAATACCGTTGAGACAATGCCATTTGTTGCGACGGCCAATCCTGCGTTTTCACCTGTCTGTGAGCCGGCGTATATGCGAAGCGCAGGCGTTGTTGCGCCCTGCCGCAGAATCATGGCGGCATCAGTTCCGCCATCATAGATCGTATCGTCAACTGTCCACGTCACCTGACTCCCCACAAAGTAAACCGTCACCGGCTGCCCCAGCGCAAACGCCGGGGACTTGGAATAATCGTTCGCCCCGTCGTAAGTGAAGCGTCCCGGACCATTCGCCGTCGGAGCCGTGTAGACCGACATCTTGGTTGACGTAAACTGCGCGAGGTCACGGGCACCTGCGATGCGTGCGCCGGTATCGCCAGTGGAGTTGATCGTGACGGTGGCGGCGTTGGCGCTGCGCTCCGTGACCGTGCCGGCCAGCTTGGCGGCTACGGATGGGTCGAAGTCGAAGGCCAGCGTTCCGTCGATGCCGTTGTAAATTTGGGCGCGGTAGATGTTGCCATCGCAAAAGTCGCTTGTTCCCGCGAAACTTGCTCCAACGTTAATGGTGGCACTAGAGCTAAAAATACTGGTTGCTGCGCCCCCGGTTACGGTAGTGCCCAACTGCGTCCAAGTTAGTCCGTCGTCGGATGTATAGAAGTTTACTTCATATACCCCGCCTCCGTTTGAAACATTGAGAGTGGCCCTAATGGTTTTTCTGCTGTTTGCCGCAAGTCCAACCGCAACGGTGCTATTGCCCGTAATAACGGTGCCTGAAGTTCCAAGTGTGCTCCACCCAATAGAAATACCACCAGTGACATTAGAGAACAGTCGGTAGCTTCTTTGGTCGCCCGTGCCAGTGTATTTTCCAACGAAAACCTGCACGCTCCCGCTTGACCAATTCTTGAGCGCAACATCGGCCCGCAAATCAATATCCCCGGTAATATCTAATGCCTCCGAATGAGGCGCACTCGCATAATTCCCCGCCACCCCATTCAGGCACAGCACGTTCACCGCGCTGTTGCCGGATTTGTCGTATTGGAGAATGGCGCGATTGCTTCCGTCAATAGTCGCATCCTCCGGCCTCGCCTCATAGTGCGCGGCGGGAAAGCGGAAGACGGGCGCCCTCCACTCGCGGCGGCTATAAACGGCGAATTGAGCTGCGTTCATGGCGCTTAGGAGGCCGCCGAGAAGTTGAAGAGCACCTCGATGTCGCCGGCATCGGCCAGGTTGATGCCGTCGGCGAGCAGCACCCAGCCGGCCCAGAGCGAGGTCGTGGCAGCAGACTTGAGCAGGCGGCCGGCATACGGGATATCGGCCACGGCTTGCGTGCCGGTCGTGATGTAGTCCGCGGCGCTCACATCGATGCGGGCGATAATCTTGGAGCGGTCGGTGCTGAACACGGCAGCGGCGTTGTCGGTGAGCGTGGCCACCGCAGGATCGGAGTCGAAGATGTAGATGTAGCCGCTCGGCTTCTGGTTGGAGTTGTCGGTGATGAGCAGGTTTTCCAGACGGCTCGCACCGCCGGCCACACGCACGGCATTGGCGAGGACGATCTTGCCGCCGAGAGAGTCGCCCGTCGAGTAGTTGGGCGTGGCGCTGGCGGTGAGGGTGACGCGCACGGGAAGCGAGGCCCCGACGGTCACGACCGCCGCGCCGTCGGATGTCAGGAACGCCGTGATTTTGGCGAGCAGGCGCTTGACCAGGGCGATGAGCGAGAACGTGCCGGTGTCGGTCGTGGCCGCGGTGTCGGCTTTGGCGCCGATGCCCGCTGAGATTGAACCGGCTGTGCCGCCGAGCGCCGTCAGAATGTCCTGCCCGGTCTGCTCGTTGATGGGCTCGCGTGAGAGCCGGGTGGTGGTGAGGGAAGAGGGAACGGGCATGGTGAAGTGAGGTTAAGGGTTGGCTCCCGGTTTGCTGTCCCGGGAGCGGAAACCAGCTTTGGCGGTTAGGCGGCGGCGCCGGCCTTGGCAGCCATGTCGAACACCGTCCAAGTATCAGCCGCCGTGCAGACGCAGATGACGCCCTTGCTAGCCGCAATCGCGCAACCGGCATCGGCGACTCCGCCGTTGATCGTGCCACCGGCCGCGGCGAACAGGTTGCAGGCCGTGCCGGACGTGTTGATGATCTGGATGACCTGCCCGGCAACGCCCGTCAGGAGCTTGACGCCCTTGGTGGCGCCGTCGGAACTGACCAGTGCGAAGTTGACCGCACCGATAGCCGCGGCACCCGCAACACCGCCACCCGCGCCAGTGGCAGCAACCGGAGTCGCCACGAGGCTCGAGCGTTGCACCCCGGAGATGATCGGGCTGGCGAGGGTCTTGTTGGAAAGCGTCTGGGCGAGGGTGATGAACGCATACGTGTCGTTTACGTTCGCGAAGTCGGGGATCGTCAGGGTAGCCGTGCCGACGGTCTGCGCGGCCATGGATTCGGTCACGAGATAGGCGGAGGCATCGGCCACCGTGCGCTTGAGCCCGCCAGAGGTCTTGCCGAGCACCTGAACATAGCCGGTATTGGTCTTGCCGGTTGCCGTCGAGACAAACGGGGTGGCAGCATCAGCGGTGACTGATCCGAGTGTCGCGGCGCCATCGGCGTCGAGCGTGCCGGTGACAGAGGCATTGCCGCCTACCGTCAAGTCGTTCGTCACCGCCAGCGAGTCAGCCGATGCGCCAGGATAGAACGCCTTCCAGCCGATCGCCGCGCTAATGTAGCGCAGAACCACGCGGCCGTATTCGGTCGAGAGCGTCAGGTCGGACGTGCCGGAGTTGATCTTGAGACCATTGCGTCCCGCCGTGACGTTGTTGGTGTCCCATGTGCCGGCGGGATCGAAAAGCTCGATTTCATCACCAGCCTCGGCGACGGCCGGGAGCGTGATGGTCAGCGCGCCCGCGGTCGTGTTGACGCCGAGGATGTCGCCGGAAACAGCCGTGTAGGCCGCGGCCTTGAGCACGAAACCGCCGTTGTCAGCGACGAGCTCGCCATCGGCATTGAACTTGAGGACGCCGTTGACGAGTTTCGGCAAGTAGCGAATGGCGTCGAAACGCCGAATGAGGGTCTTGAGGACGAGGGCGCCCATTGACGATCTCTTGGAGAGTGCGGATGTTGACATGTTATTTTCGGGTTGAGTGGTGGAATCAGATGCGTGCCGAAGATGGCAGAATTAGGATGGTCCGGGCGGTTGCATTTCAGGCCTTTCCCGTCCGCTCGCGTTCCTTCTCCGCTCGGTTCACTTCACCCTCGAGGGAAGTCAGGAGCGTTTTCAAAATCTTCTCGGGGGTGTGGTTCTCGACCAGGAACTGCCGGGCCCGGACGAGCAGCTCGCGTTCACCTGTCGGCGTCTCGGGGTTAAATATCTTGGCGTCGATGGACTGCCCCATGACTTCCTTCTGCCTGGCGCAGTAGACGGGCCACCCGGGGTTATGCTCGAGGCTGTTCAGGGCCATCAGGCGCCCCTTGGGGTTGGTTTCTTCAGACATTGGCGGTTGCGGTTGCGGCTGGGGTTGGCTGGGCAAAAGGCACCACGGCGCCACCTTCGGCAGGAGCGGCAGGCTGCCCGCCCTCCCCTCCTTCCTGTTTCTCGGTGGCCGGGGCGGCAGCCGGCGGCATGGGCATGCCCGGAGTGACCGGAACCATCGTCATCTGCCCAGTAAGCGGATCCACGGCAGGCATCATCGGCGGCGGCAGCAACGTCTCCACGTCGTCATGCCCGAGCAGGAACAGGATGCTTTTCATCACCGGCCTGACAATGGCCTGGAACTGCGGCGGATAGCTGATGTATTCCTTGATCGTCTGCAGGGTGAGCTGCTGTTCCTGCAGCTTCTGCGTGGAATTGTCCTTCGAGATGATCAGCCGGGCATTCACCATCATGTCCTTGACGGACTGCTCGGTGATGAAGCCCATCTGCGTCGTGTCGCCTTCGAGGTAGGTGTAAACCTCCTCCGGGTTCATCGTCGCCAGGGCGATCTGCACGAGCTTTGTCAGGTGGTCCTCCAGCCCCCGGGTGACTCTGCGGGTCCAGCGTTTCGAAAGCTTGCTGGCCTCCTTGAGCGAAGCCTCCTGCCCGCCCAGCGTGGTGTTCTGCGGAACGTCCGAGTAGTCGCCGCGGGCGATATTCGAAATTCCGAGCCAGAAATAGACCCATGCAATCGCCTTGTCGATCATCTCGTCCGTGTCGGAGTCGGCATTCGGGATGACGAAAGCCTGCAGCCAGTCCTGCATCGTCTTGCCGTGCTCGAGGGTGACGACTTCGAACGGCTGCATGTCGAGGAACGACTTCCGCTCAACGATGGCGTCCGGGTTCTGGCCGAGAATGGGGTTCGCGTTGATGGAGTTGCGGAACGACTTCCGGTTCCATTGCTTGTCGATATACTCCTGGAATGGAGCCATCATCTCGGGCATCGACGGGCCCCACCAGAATTTCTTGTGCTTGCAGACCGCCGTGACCGTGTAGGGGTGGCGACCGTGCGGCGTGACCTTCTTCTGGAATTCGTAGTCGATCAGGGTTTCGCTCTTCGGCTCCCACCAGACGACGACGCGCTGCGGGGTGCCCCAGCCGAGAATATCGCGCTCAACCCAGCACTCCACGATCCCGAAGGATGCGCTGTCCATGTCGAACGCCTTCGCCTCCTTGGCGATCTTCTTGCGGGAGTCCTGCGTCTTGCGGCCGGCGCCGGCGTTGCGGACATTCGACTCAAAATCCTTCCACTTCATCCATTCGCGATCGAGAAAGCGGGCCTTCACCCAATGCGCGGGCTTGTCGTAGAACTCGGCGATACAGTCCGCCTCGTCCGGAGAGCGCAGGTCGGTGGGGATCAGGATGCAGTCACTGTCAACCTCCCGCGACTTCGGGCCTGAGTAGAAGATGTCCTTGAAGCGAACCGGCTTTTTGAGCGGCGCGAAGTAGTATTTCTGCGGGTCCGTCGGATCCAGCGTCAGGGTCGGATCGGCCTCGAGCGCCATGACCGGGCCGGAAATCGGGTCAACTACCTCGATGAACTTGTCCCGCCCCTCGATGACATAGCCGTGTTCGAGGATGAGCACCGGCTCCTGGTCCTTGGCTGCGTGTAGCACGCTGACATCGTGCTCCTCCCACATGTCGAAGTCCTCGTCGTAGATGGCCTTGAGGAATTGCGCGCGGTGCCGGAAAAGCGAATGGTTGGACTCGAGCAGGTCGTCCCGGACCTTGCCCTGCTTGAACAGCTTGTAGTTGGCAAAGCGGTCGAGTCCGCGGGCGGTGTCCTGGTCGGCCGGACCCTCGGGCCCGAAGTTGCACATTGGCGAGCGGCCATAAACCTCCTCCTCGGTCCGCGCGCTGAAATGGTCAACGACGGTGGACGTGAGGGGGATCGGCATATTAGATTCGGCGAATATGCCTCCCTGCTTGGCGCGCTCGGCCTTGGAATTCTCGTAGTCTTTGTCCGAAACCTTGTCCGCCTCGATGCGCTCACGGTTGTCCTGCTTCAATTCAACCAGCCGAGTTTTCAGCCAGAGCTTGAACTTAGCCTCGTGCTCCTGTGTTAGCCGCAGATGTCGCATTTACGGCATCCTGCCCAATCCTAGCCCGTTTTGGGCGGTTGCATTACCGCGTGGATGGGTGCTCTCCGTAAAGCTTTATCTCCATGCCCCTACGCCAAGAAACTACTGCCGCGAGGTAGATAGATGTCCATTCATACCTAGCGCCGTCCTTTTCGATCTGCGCTTTATACCTCAACGCCCCGCGGTTTCTGGTGGCAACAACCCCATACGGCAGGTGTTTGTATATCGTCCCGCGCTTAACCCCCTGATTGAACACATTCAGGGATCGTGAAGCCGCCCGGAGATTATTCGCGCGGTTGTTGGTTTTGTTTGTATCTCGGTGATCAACCTCGTCGGGCATCTCGCCCGTGTGGAGGAAATAGGCAATTCGGTGGACGAGCATGTTGTAAAACCTGCCATTAACAGTCAGACCCGCCTGAAGGTATCCGCTGGTCTTCATGCTCACCACGGGGCCCGGCTTCCCGAATCTCCCGGAGGTAGCCACAATACGGCGAACCACGCCCGTATCTGGGTTGTAATCGAAGCAGCGCCTAATTTCGGTCTGCAGTTCTACCGGCCAAGTAATTGCTTTCATGGTTCAAAAACTCGGCCTTGGGGTGTGGCGTGTGTCAACATAGTGCGCAATCATGCTCAAAGCCGCCGGCGCCATTTCTTCAAACGACCCCCACCCTTCGACCTCGCCGCAGACGGCCTGGATGATGAATTCTTCTTCGCTGGCCCGGACAGATGAGGCCATGAGCTTGATCTGGCGAAGCTGTGCCCGCGTGAAACGAACGATTACCGGTTGGAGTGGTGAGGATTTAGGATTATTCATATGTGCTAGACCTAGTTATTCTTCTATGTTGGAACGTCAAGTCTTTTGCTACACATTTTGTTTGACCCTAGCTATTTCGCTATCTAGGAAAGAAACCTATGCAGGCAACAATGACCCCAAATCTCGTGAGTGCAGCCCGTAGCCTTCTCGGTTTATCTCAGGACGATCTCGCCAAACTCTCAGGCGTCAGCCGGGCCTCCATATCGAACTTCGAGCGGTCGGCCAGTGGTCTGATTGCACAGAACCGAAAGGCCGTGATCTCAAGCCTGGAAGCCGCGGGTATTGAATTCATCGAGGGAGGGGTGCGGCTTAAGCCGAAGGGGAAGAAGTGAAACGTATCCTGCTATTTTCTGCGCTGATTTCTGTCTGCTTGGCTCAGTCTGGTTCTGTTGCGGAATCCAACGAAAGAATCCGTCTTGATTTTGAGCAAAGGATGCGAGAGCGGGAGCAGTATCGCAGGGATTCCGAACGAAGGATTGAAGAGATTAAGCAGAGGGAAAAACTCCGCCGAGCGAACGAGCAATCGAGTGCGGCGCGAGAACAGGCACAGCAGGCGCAGGCTTCCGCTGACGAAGCGAACGTTCGGCTCGAACAGCTTGAATCGCGACTGGATGCGCAGGCGCGTCGCATGAATGAGTCCATTCCGCTTGAAACCTATCCCGGTGTCCTTGCCCGTCGCCTGCAAGACGGCGGAGTCTCGGCCTCGATCAATGGCTCTGCCATGCGTTTTGATAATCCCTCTGCCTACAACCAGTATGTAGCCGGATTGGAGGCTGACCGAAAGCAACGCGCGGCCGAAGACGAACGCCGGCGTGTCGAGTATGAGAATGGCGTTAACGCGGCACGAGACCGCGCGTTCAAGAAATACCCTGTGTTCGCCGACGACAACAGCCTTGAGCGTCTAGCTCTTGATTCCTACGTCACCCGCTTTCTCAACAACGAGGCGAACAAACCATACTTTCAGGATTCAAGCTGGCCGGAGAAAATCGCGGACCAATTCGCCGAAGCTTATCGGATCGGTCCGAATGGGCGGAAATAGTCAGCGCACGCTAAACGGATTGTATGGCGCAACCGCGGCCGCGCGCTTTCTTGACCGCAGCATGTTCTTCACGGTCTCTCGCTCCCGCTGGGTGATGCTGTCCACCGCCTTTTCAACCGTCTCCTTGTCGGCAGTGCGCAGACGGGGGACCAGCGGAGCCAGGCGCTTCCTGATGCGATCGCCGGAGATCCTGACGTAATCGCGATAAGTCTCCTCATCCATGACCTCATTGCCCAGCTTCGTGCTCCGGCTCGGGGTGCTGATAAACACGCCCTTGTCGCGAAGGACTTCCCGGAGCGGGTCGTTGCCTTCGACTGACCCAAAGCGCGCAAACGGGCTGCGCTTCACGGGTTCGCCAAGAGCATCGGTCTTCACATCGCCGGTATTTCGCACGAACGGGATCGCGGCACCTGGACCAGCCAGCGGGCCGTTTGGCTCGCGTGTCTCTGGGTTGAACGTGCGGTCGATCTGGTTGAGTAGATTGGGAACGGCGAGACTAGCAGCCGTGCGGGTCAGGAAGCCCTGCACCTGCTTCCCGGATGCCCGGCCGCTCGCAAAGTCCATCATGGTGCTGAGACCTGAAAGCATGGACGTGTCGAAGATGGCGCGCGGCGCCGTGAGCATGGCATCCGTGATCTTGCTGCCCAGAGTGAGCTCGTCGTCCTGCTTGCCGTAGCGCACGGCATCAACAACGTGACCGACAACAGCCAGCGGGATAATCAGCGGGGAGTCCTTGTAGGAAATCCACATGTCACCGACCTTGACAGAGTGCTGACGCCAGCCGGTCGCCTCGAGCTGCTGACGCTTCTTGAAGTCGTCTGGTCCAGTGGCAGTTACTGTGAACCACGGCTCGTCATCGTCTCCACCGCCAAGACCCACGGCCAGCGCGGCAAGACCGGCCATTGCCAGGCTTCCAGCGATACTCTGTGCGAGGAGCTGACTGCGCTCCATCTGGTTGAACTCACGACGGACCACGTTAAAACGGCCGGTGCTATCGCGCGCAACGCTCTTTGGCATACCACGGAGAGCCCGCAGCGTTCCGAGCGGCGTGTAGTTCATCGACGCATTGAAGATGTTCGTCGGAACCCGCATAAATGGCAGGAACAGACGGAGAACAGGCACGCCCCCAGGGGCAACCGATTGCGTGAGCGGGAGCAGGCCGTTGTAGATGACGCCAGCCCATCCCTCGGGCTCGTTGTTGTAGGTGCTCGCCAATGCAAAGCTCTCGGAGGCGTCGGAGGCCGTCGTCCCAACAGTGGTCTGCCTGCGGCTATCCTCGATGATATTGGCGGTGCGGAGCGCCAGTTCGATGCCGGTATATCCTTCCTTTTCAGCCTTCGTCTTGGCGGCAATCAACTGGTCGGGGGCAATGTGGAGCAGCCGGCGGACCTGCTGATGCAGTTCCTTCCCTTGAAATTCTCCCTCAATCAGTTTGGCTGTCACCACGCGCGCGTAGGCTTCCCGGGCCGGATAGTAGAACAGGCTGTCAACGGCCTTCATCGTGCGGGTGACATACCGCAGAGCGTTGACGTGCTTCTGGCGAGCATTCGCCCAGGCGTCGTTCATGTCCGGGAAGTCACGTTTGAAGTCCACGAGCTCAAGCAGGTTTCCAGCCTCGCCAGCCTTATGAGCATCAAACTCACGGCTTCCACGGCCGGTCTCCATGATGGCCTTTGCTTGTGTCCAGCCTTCGCTGAATCCGCCGATCCAGCCGCGTAGCGCCTCGCTGGCGTGCTTCGGGTTTGTGGCCATCACGGTTGCCAGCGCGAGGGTGCCCTGCATGACGTTTCCGCCGACGTTGGCGAGCTGTGTCGTGTAGCCTGAAAGCAGGTTGGCATACCAGATGGAGGTGCCGACCTCGAGACGGGTGATGCCGCGCGTGATCCTCAGTTCGCGAAGCATGTCGAGTTCCGCGCGTGCCTTTTCGGAGTGATTCGGTGCAGTCTCGATCCGCTCGGCGATGCCGGCAATATTCGCCATTTGCTCGGGAGTGACGTGCGGCATCTTCAATTCCTTGGCCACCACGTCAGCCATCTCCGCTTTCGTCATCGCCCCGTAATTGTTGAGCAGGACGGCGCGCTGAATGGCGTTGAGGGCCCGCTTCGTGTTCGGGGTGGCATCGTGCTTCTTGCGCAGGTCAGACAGGGCCTTTAGCTTCGCCTCCTTGGTCAGTTCCTGCATCCGTGCGGCAAGGTCATCGGCAAGCCGCTTCGCTTGCGGCTCTTTCAGCCCGGCAACCTCAACCAGCGCATCGGCCATGCTGCGGTGCAGGCGGTCGGCCTTGGTATAGTGCAGCTTGGCGATTTCGCGGATGTTGGTCTTCATCGCCACGTGCGCCTCGTCAACGGCCTTGTCGAGCAGGCGGCGGCTGTAAGGCCGTAGGTCGATATTTCCCAATGTGATGTCGAGCTCATCAATCACCGGGGAGCCTTCGCCGTATTCCTCCACCAGTCTGTCGCGGATGGTTTCGACGGCCTCGGCATATTTATCACTGTTCTCGATCGCTTCGCGAAGCATGTCGGATGCCGTTGGTTCCGGACGGTCTGACTTTGATGCATCCGGCATGGTCTCCTGCATTCTGGCTCGGATCTCGGCAACCAGTCTGCGCGTGAATTCCTCCACAGGGGCCATCTCCTTCGGGGGCGCGGCGATGCCGTCGAGCCAGTCAAATATCTGCTGCGCGGCGCGATCGCGGTATTTCTGCCACAGCGGGACATCAACCTCGATGTCGTTGATTTTGGACTCGGCGCCAGAAAGAGCGTCGTCCACCTTGCCAGCGTTGACCTTGCCAAGCTCGTCAGCGGCCTTTCCGACCTCATCCACCACCCTGTCGCCGCCCATCGCGTTCTTCTGGTCGGCTTGGACGCCAGCCATATATTCGGAGAGCCCGGCCGCCCGGGCGTTCGCGTAAACCTTCTGCAGGGCGCTGATTTCCTGGCCGCGCTCTGTGAACTGTGGGGCCTTTACGGCGTCAAGCTGCTGTATGCGCCGTTGCGCTTTAGCTTTTTCGAGCGCGGTTGCCATGGAATCGGCGATGATCTTGGCCTGGCGATTCAGGATCTCGCCGTAGAGAACCGTCTTCACATCGCCCGGGACGCCGTTCTCGTTCTTGTCGAGTGAAAGGCGTGTGGCTGTTTCCTCGCCTACGGCCTCGATAATGCCTTCTGCGGCCTCTTGGGCGGTGGCCTGCGGACGGCGCTGATAGACCTGACGAACGACGCGAAGGCCGGCGGCGCGCAAACTGTCGGGCTCGCTGCGATAGAACCAGCCGGGCCGGCCGGGAACAGGGGCTGGCTTGCTTGCAGATTCAGGTGCTTCCGTGCGCTCGGTTTTGGCCGTTGCCATTTCAAGGCTTGTTGCCGCCGAAATCAGTCCATCGGGGAACTCCGCATACGGACCCTGCCCGGAATATTCGGTCATGATCTTGGCGACCCGCGTCTGCAGTTCGCTCAGGTCGTTCACGGCCATGTGGGTATCCGAGAACAGCCGCACCAACCGCGACTTCATGCGATCAAACCAGTCGCGCATGTAGATGGCCAGTTCACGCATCGCGCCAACCTGCTTTGCCTTCCCGCCTGATTCACCGGACAGCCGTGCAAATTCACTCCAGAACTCCGGCTCGTCCATGCGCTCGCCCAGCACGTCGCCCGTCCATTCGGTTCGTATCTCCTCCGGCGAATAGCCTTGGTTCAGCTTCGTGCGGGCAAAGTCGGACGGCATCGGAGCCAGGCGATCAACGACTGTTGAAAGCCGGTCGAACAGGTCCGGCCGCTGCGCGTTCATGTTGTGCGCCAGCTCGTGACCAACGATGACGTGCATCGGCTGTTCGGCCGCGGTGTTTACGAGGATTGTGTTTGAGCGGTCAGGGGCCGTCATACCGACCTGGCCGATTGGCGCGCTAGCCCGATAAAAAATGATCCGCTTCCCGAAAGCCTGACTCAGAGCGCGAACGGCACCCGGGTAGGCGGACGAGGAGGATTCCGAAGAACCGGCTTCACTCCCGGACTCGGAATACAGACCTGGAGCTTGGGCGGTGAGCCTGACCACATCCTGACCCGCTGCGCGGCGTTCTCGATTGAGACGCGCCTCAAAGTCTCGGATTCTGTCTCTTTCAACTGGGTCAAGCTGCTCATCGGCGATGTCCTGCCACTGTTGGGCATTGGGAGCCGTCTGGTCAACGTCGGATTCTGCGGGCGTCGAAATCGCGGCCTGAATGTCAAACGTGCGCTGCTTGCCCGCCTTCAGGTCCCGCAGGGCCTGCGCCGCGGCTTTGGGCATGACCACGCCCGGCGCGATGCGCTCGTATTTGTCGGCCAGCCCCATGTCCTCAAGCTGCTTCTCGGTCGCGTAGTCGAGCAGCGCCCGGCCTTCCGCCGTATCTAGCTTGATCCTGCCGGCCTTGATGCCGTCCATCTCAGACTTGTTCAACGCGCGGCCAGTTTCTCTCGGAGCCGGGTTGGTTGGCGGAGCAATGCGTTTATCGACCCGCGTTTGAAGCCGGGTCAGCACTTCCTTGGTGTTTGAGACCGTGAACTTGGTATTACCCGATTGAATGGTGATCTGTGGCGTCGGCGTGGTGGCGGCTGCCAGCTCGCGGGCACGGGCGACAACCCATTCGGCTTCATCCTGGCGCTGCTTGGCGTTCTCGCGCCGGAACTTTCGGCTTTCGATAGCGTCAATCTGCGCCTGCTGGGTGAAATCCTCCTCACTTGGCGCGGTCTTCAGCGCGTCGTTGATCTTCACCAGCAAGTCTGTGCGGGTGTCGCGAAACGACTGAGGCGGAGCAAGGGGGACGGCCGGCGCCGGCGCTTCCACAGGAACAGCCAGCGCAACGGCCAGCATCTTCTGGTCCACGTCGCGCAGCAGCTTGGCCTTGGTCGGCTTTTCGGTGATGCCTACGGCCTTGGCAATTGAGGCGACTCGATCCGATTCAAGCGCGATGACGGCCTTGCGGTTGGCTTTTGATTGATCGTCTTCGCCGAGTGAGTTTGCGAATTGGGCAGGTGCAGGCTCGGCAGGTGCGGACGGAGGCGCCTCGGTCACAGCCTCCGGCGCAAACGCAACTTCGCCGGATCCCGTCGCTGCCGGATCTGCGGCCTGAACACTGAGCTTCACGCCAAGCAATTGCTCGGTAGCATACCTGGCGTTGTCAGTGCGCTGCCGCTGCCAAGCCCCCTCCGTCGGCGCCCACTTGAAGCCGTTCGCCTTCAGCTTGTCCCGCATCGCATCGTCTGGCTTCGAGTCGAAAAAGATTTGGATGCGATTTGCTCCTTCGTTCTCCTCAACGCGACCACCCTCAAAGACGGCACTCATGGCCGGTTGGGCGCGGTTGCGGGTGATGGCCGCAACCCGGTCCTCCATGCGGCGGATATTCGCGTTGTTGTTTGTCAGCTCAAAATCCGCAAATCCGATCCGGTTCGCAAAGTCGGGCTTAAGGAGTTCTCGGGCGCGCGGCTCACTGATATTCACCTCGGCGGATAGTCTCGCGATCTTTTCTGCATCGGTCAGCTTCTTGTTCCGCACGATTGCGTTTGCCGCCTTCATGCGCTCCTGAAGTTCCTTGGCGTCGTTGATCTTCTTCTGAAGAACCTCCACGGCATCGCTCCTATCAGCGGAGGCCGATCTCGGCGGGGTGGGTCGCACGGCTTCGTTCATCGCCTTCTGCGCGCGCTTGTCCCAGGCAATGAATTCCGACTGCCTCTTGTCGTAGGCGCCGCTCACCTTCTGTTGCCTAGCCGCCGGAAACTTGCTGGCGCCGGCGATCATCGAACTCGCGAGCCGACTGCGGACGCTCAGGAGTGATTTGTAGTTGGCCAGCCATCCATCGCGATAGCGGGCAAATTCGGTTGCGGCGGTCGCGCGCTGCTCATCGTTTTCTGCGCGCTTCTGAAGCGAGTCCCACACGGCGTTCATGTGTTTCACATACTGGCGCTGTTCACCGCGCGCGCGAAGGTCTGGCGTCCAGCTCGTTCCGGAGTGGGCGCGTTCTGCCAAATCAAGTGGAATATCGCCGATGGTGACACTGGGCGATGTCGGAACCGGAGCGTCGGGTTCGTCCATGCGGCGTCCGGGTTGCTGCTCAGGCGGTGTTACCGTTTTCGTTTCCGCACCAGGCGCTGACTGAGAAAGGGTTGCCGCAGCCTCGGCTGGCTTCGTTTCCTGCTTGTTGCTGGCCGGAGTCTGCCCGGTCGGGGCCTGCGCTTGCAATACGGCCTCAAGCGCCGCCTCGTCATCGACGGAGACGCGAGCGGGCGACTCCACGCGAGGAGCCATCTCCGGAACGACGAGCTCTCCAGCCTCGGCACCGCGCGCTATCGCCTTGATGCGCTCGCGCACCTTGGCGCCGGCGGCACGCGCGGCGGCTTCGGTAATACCGGTCTGATCCATGACCGCCTTCGCGAAATCGGCATCACGGGCGCTGGGCTTTGGCTGTGCCAGGATGTAGAGCGCCTTGTCGAGTTCGCTGCTGAACTTCAGCGTGAACTGCTTGCTGCCAAAGCTGTATCGCGGCTTTGCGCCGGCAAGTTCACGCGGCAATTTGAACGCCGTTTGCGGCTGCGGAATCCTGAAATCCTGCTCCGGGCCCGCCTCCGGAGAATTGATCGGCGCAATCACGCCAGCGGGCACGGGCTCAGTCGGCGGAATCGCAGGAGCCGTAGCTTCCACGCCGGATCCAGAGTTGGGCGCGCTACCGGCTCCGCGTTCCGGCCCCTGCGAAGAAAGTTCCCCAGCCGGCTTTGCCTGCGACTTCGTTGCTTCCGCGCCCGCGGGTTTGACGGTCACTGACGCGGCCGGCCGGGAAATGGGTTTGCCCTGCGTCTCCGCGCTCGGGAACTCCTTCACGGTCTCGATCAGGTCCTTGATCGGCGCATCCAGCCGGATCACCCGCATGGGCGCGTTCGGCTCGTCCGTGAGCTTCGCCATCCACTGATGATGCCCGTCAACAACGTGGCCGTCGGACGACACGAGGATAGCCCGGTCGCCGCCTTCAAAGCCGCGCGCCTTGTCCACCTTGGCGGGCGAGAATTCGGCCTGGGTGGGCTTGAGTGTGCCGGGCAGGACTTCCTCCTCGACTGACTCGATGCCCTTGCCTTTCAGGAACTGCGTGAGCGCCCCGCGGTGCTCGGCCTTCACCTGCGGCATCTCCGCGCGCGGGATCCCGAGCGAATTGGATTCAGGGGAGAACGCCGTCCATTCCTTGTCGATCGGCTTGCCGGAAAGGTCCTGCGGGGTGGCCTGGTCTGCCGGCGCCGCGATAGCTTCCTGCCGCGGGGTCTTCTTCAGGTCGGGCTCGTAGCCCTCGGGCAGCTTGGAAAGCGCGTCCTTCAGGCCGGTGGCGTCAACGGCTTGCTCTGTGCCGGCTTTGTCGGTGAACGTCCAGCGGGAGACCGTCTTGCCGTCTTGGCTGGCGACGGGGGCGGCGGGCGCTGATCCTAATTTCGTCCCAGTTTCTCCTAAATTAGGATTATCAGCCGGAGGGATTGGTTGCGCGGGCTGGCCTTGCTTGGCCTGCGGAGTCACAGGAGTTGCCGGCGCCGGCTTGGGCTGCTGCTTCTCCTCCCCGAGCTTCTTCACCCCCTCGCCAACCGCCGTCACGCCGCCGCCAACGATCGCGCCGACAAGAATCGAATCGTAAACCTCCTGATCGAAAGGCCGGTCAGGATCGTAGCCCTGCAGCCTCTTCGCCACCTGGTTGAGGTAAAGTTGCTGGGCGCCCTCGGTCGTGCCCTCAACGGCGCCAGAAACCAGAACCTCCTTGATGAACCGCCCGACGGTTATCTTCCCGACCAACGGCTTGAGCAGCTTCCCGACAATCAGGTTGTCGCTCAGGAAGTCCAAACTCGCGGCCGGAAGGTATTTCATCGCCGTGCTGTGGGCCGTGGCGTCGTCCGCCCCGCTCTGCTTGGCGTCCTGATAGCCTTCGTCGTAAATCTGGCCGATGCTCATGGCTGCGACGCCGGCCGGGCCACTGGTAACGCCCGCGGCAACCGTGCCGGCCATCTGGCCGAAGCCCTGCGCGATCTGCCCGGTCTTGCTCTCGGCAAACTGCTGGTCGATCTCGAGCGCCGTGCGAATGTTCTGGCGGATCAGCTTCGTGGTGTCCGCATATTCGCCAATCTTGCGCAGAAGCCCGCTCTCCTTCACGGCATCGCCGCTGCGCTTGGCGTATTGCTGGGCCCGGTCGGCTTTGCGCTGTTCGACTTCCTGCGGAGAAAGACCGCTGCGCATGTCCCGCAACTCCTCGAGCTTGTTGAAAATCTCGGGCAGGCTCTTGGTCACGAGGTTTCCGACAAAGTTTGCTATGCCCTCGCCGCCAGCATAAATACCCTCCGCCGTGGCACCGCGGGCAAGCGCCTTCCCGGTCTGCGTGACGATCCCACCGTTGGTCGAATCAAAGCCGTCCATCGGGCCGGTTTGCTCGATCACGCGCTGGCGAAACTGGTCGGACGGCAGGCCGGTCATGCCCTTCCAAAGCATCTCCTGCATGCGCTCGTTCTTCTGCTTGAGCGCAACGCGAAGGTTTTCGCTGGTCGTCGGCATGTCGATTGCCGTGCGGTTCCGCTCGATCTCCTTGTGCAGCTTGACCAGCGCCAACGGCGTCGGGCCAGCCGGCGGAGTGACGGGCGAAACTGGAGCCTGGGCAGTGACCGCCGCATCCGGTTTTAGTCCGGGGAGCGTTTGTGAAGCGGGTTGCCCGGGCGTAATGGGAGCAGCGGCTGGACTCGAACCAGCGACCCGGGGACTATGACTCCCCTGTTCTACCTCTGAACTACGCTGCTGTGAAGCTGGTTGCGCGGCCTGCGCCGGCGGGGTTCCCATCGCGCCAAAGCCAAGGTCAATGCCGCTGTCGCGCTGCAGTTGCTGCGTCGCGTAGGTCCCGAGTTCCGCCTCGGTCTCGTCGCCGGCCTTCTGGATCCGCCCAAGGTGCTCTTGGATGCGATTCCACTTGTCCATCTTGGCCTTGTAAACGGGTTCGCGCTCGGCGAGCTGCCGGCGTGACTCGATGGCCGCAGTGGTGGGCTCTCCGCGCACGGCGGGGGTCAGGGCGCCTTTCAGGAATCCGACCGTCTCGCCGGACTTCTGCCGCAAGGAGTCAATTTCCATCCCCATTTTCGGGGTGTAGCTGCCATCCTTGCCGGGCTTCACCTTGCCGGTCTCGAAATCGGCTTCGAACAGGTCCGCTCCCTCGCCGGTCAGGAAAGTATCCCGCATCTGCTCGGCAGCCTGCTTGGCATAGCCGATTTGCGTCTTCCGGTGGGTCAGCGCCGTGATTTGCTCCTTGAGCGGGTCGCGACGGGCCTCGGCGGCGTCAGCGCGCTGGAAATCATTCACGAGCGAACGAGCGCCAGGCGTCATCACCTGATCCTCATCGGTCGGTGACTTCTGCCTCTTTGATCCCGCTCCGGGGGATTGGGTCGTGAAGGGGTTTCTGAGGTAGTCCATCGGTCAACGGGGGCGAAGTTCCTCGGCGCGCTGCTGGTAGCCGGAGCGCCGCGGCGTGCCGAGTTCGCGCTGTGCCGTGCCGAGCATCACCTTGTTGGACGGCGAACTGAACGGGTTGAAAATGGGGGCAGGCGTCCCGTAGAGCGAACCCTGGGGTTGCATCGGACGCGGACCGGCTTGGGTTGGCGCCATGGCAGGCGCAGGAGCTGGCGCGGCCTGCGGAGCGGCAGCGGAAGGCTCAGGCGGCAGGATCTGCGGGTCGATCCCGTCCTGCAGGAACTTCATGGCGGCGGCGCTCGGGGTGTGCTTTGACGGCGCGGCAGGGGCTACGGCTTGCGAAGTGCCCATGTTGAGCTTGGCGGTCGGGGACGTGAACGGGCTCGCCATGGCCGGGTTGACGGCAGGCGCGGGAGTCTGGGCAGGAGCGGCCGGAGACATGGGGGCGGGCTGCTGTCCCGGGACAGTGGCAGGCGCCGCGGCGGGTTGCTGGGGCATCGCGGAAGCCGGCGCAGGTCGGAAATACGCCATCGCGGCCTCGCGGGTGTCGAATTGCTGCATGTTCGACTTATTCTCGCCGGCCATACCCGAAGCTGTTCGAACAGTGCCATCAGGCATCATCCTCATGGCGAACCCGGCGGGCTTTGGTGCGCCAGGCGCGGCCGCAGCCGGGCTTTCAGGCGAACCGGGTGAAGCCGGGCCGGCAGCCGTATCCAGCTTCTTGCCGTCCGGACCGCGCCCATAGGTCGAAAGCGTGCTCTCAACGGCCCCGTAGTAGCCGGCAGCCGCGGCGGCATCCTTCCGTCCGATCCGCGGGGACTCTTCCTCAGCGGTCAGCATGTCGGAAACCCCGCCCTGGACCTTCCCGCCGCGCTTGGTAGCGGTCGCCTCGTTCTGCTTGCGGGCCTTCAAAAGCTGTTTTTCGGCGGACGTGCGATCCCCGGGCTTCTTTTTCAGGATGGCCTCGATGTCGGCTCCGGGAGCGGCCAAGCCTTCGCCGGTCGGCTCGGGCGGCAGACCGTCGGCCATGAAACCCGTTTTCTGCGCCTTCGCGACGTAACCGGTGCCGTTCGCCGCGGCGTTCTGCGCACCGATGGAACCAGCGTCGTAGATGCCGGCGTTCGCCCGCGCGTTCTGGTCGCCGAATGACCCGGCCTCGAGGACCGTCTCGGGAGCGTTTTCCTTATCCTTTCCGTCGCCGTCCTGGTTCTGCGCAAGAAACTGCTGGTAAGCAGCCTGCTTCGCGCGGGAGTCGAGAATGGGTTTCCGTGCCATGCTCCGACACTACGGTTTCACGGGGTCATTCAGGCGGTTGCATTTAGCCGACGTTCGTGCGCCTGAAGCCGTCGGGTGCGAGATAATGGCTGTCCCGCTGAAACCGCCTCATGTCGATGGCCTGTGGACCCCCCAGCCGATACTCCGTGCAGGCACCAAGATTGTAGTTCGCGATCGCCGCGCTCATCACATGGTCATCGTGCTTGCTCGGAGCCGCCTTGCACTCCCCGCTGTCCGTGATGATGAAGCTTTTGTGCTCGGCGATGATCTCGGGCGAATAGATGGTCAGTTCCTGCTGCCTGATCTTCGGGGCGAGCTCGTCTATGATCCACTTCTTCGTCAGCTTGTCGGTCATCCACCCGTAGGCGGAAAGCCTCTCCTCCTCGGACACCTGTTTGCGGCGGTTGACGTGCGCCTCCCGCCTGAAAATGTTGCACCCCAGCTTCTCAAGCGCCTTGACGACGGCCAGACCTGAGTTGTTGACCTCGGGGATGACGAGGCAGTTGCCGTAATAGGCTGCCATCGCGGCCACGATCTCAGCCAGGATGTCCGTGTCTTCCCTGGAGTGATGAAGCGCGACGCATGCCGGCTTCTGCCAGACGCCAGCCTTGTCCGTGTAACCCGCGCGCCAGACCTGCGCGGAATGCCAGTCCGGATCCGCGGTCGTCCCGCCGATTTGCTGGTCCCTCCCTGTGCAGGTGTCCACGGCGATGAGGTATTTGCAGCCGAACCGCGGCTCCTCCCAGCGAATAACACTTCCACGCTCGTCCGGTATCCATGTCGAAACCCCGCGCCGGCCTTGCTGGACGAGATTGCCGCACTGGCGGTGGTCGTTCGCCTTGGCGAATCCGAGCATGTCAGCCAGGGCTTCCTCATCGAACCGCATCCGGCTCGAGGACAGGAACGCGCCCTCCGCGCTGCTCGGGTATTCCTGCCGGAACTTGCCCACGTCGCCCTTGTAGTCGGTGTTGATCTTCTTCCTCCGCCAGTGCAGTTGCTCGAGGCTGACGCCGTAGAGCTTCTGTTCCGTCACCTCGTCAGGAGTCATCGACTTCCTGAAAACGTGCTTCTGGTCTTCGCTCTCGAAATGCGCCGTCGCATCCTCGAATTCGAACCACGCGGCGAATACCTTGTGCCAGTCGTTTTCCGCCCACCACGTATCATGGAACCAGCCGGAGGCCCCGTTCGCGGTAGAGGTTGCAAACCCGAGGGAATGCTTGTGCTGCTTGTAGAACGCGCCAAGCACGGCGGTCGTCGGGTCCTTGCTGCTCGAACTCGGGAAGTAGGCCACTTCGTCCATGTGCAGGACTTGGACGGTTCCGGAGCGGCCGGCATTCGTGCTGCCGGCGGTCTCCTTCCACCACTTTGACCCGCTGGCCAGCGTGATCTCGTCGGCCAGGTCGCCGCCCACCGCGAAATTCTTGCCCGGCTCCGAGTCGCCGTAGGGGAACATGTCGCCCTTCGCGTAGCGCCGGAACATCTCGAACACCTTGTCGCTCGTGCTCTGCACGTCGCCCATGAGCGCCCCGTTGAGATTCGGAAAGCGGCGCATATGAAAATACGCAATGGCCTCGGCGATCGTGCTGGCCCCCTTCTGCCGGGGCTTGAGGATCATGATGAGGCACGGCTTGCCGGCGATCTGGCAGCGGCGATAGTGCTCAACCACCCGAAGCTGCAGCTTGTTCGGCTTCAAACATGGCTGAGGAGTGCCATCGATCCCCTTGAACGTGGCGAAGTTGGCGCACCACATTTCAAAGTCAGAGAACATCAGCCGCGCCAGTTCCTCGGCGGTGATCTTCTCCATGTCCACCAGGGCAGGATGGGTCTCCCCGGTGTGAAATATCGGATTAACTACATGGGGCTCCATCCCGGCAACGCTACCAGCCGGGCAGCGCGGCCGGACGGTTGCATTACCGCTTCTTCTTCGGCCACCACTTCACTTGCGACTTTTTGACCGGCAGGGGTTCCCCCGCCTTCTTGCACAGGCGGATGAACCTCCGTTCGACAAAGTTGGGTGCGCCGTAGGTGAGCACCATCTCGACCCGCTTTGCTCGTGCGTCAGGTTTCATCCGGCGTGTGGCGCGGACAACAAGCTTCTCGTTGACATAGACCGTGGCCTTGCGGGCGCCCCAGCCCATCGTGGATTGAAAAACCTGAACGACACCGCGTTCAAGCTGCGTAATCTCTTTTCGTGTAAGGATCATACGGGCACCATACGCGCACGGGCACCATACGCGGCGGTTGCATTACTCCGTATTCTGCCAAATCCGCCTCGGCGCGCGAACGATCGTCACATTCTCGGCAATGAGCGGATACAGCCGCTGTCTCAGCATGTTCATCGTCGCCGGGTTGTTACCGCGCTTCCGGCAGCACTCGATCAGCCGCGGCATCAGCCATTCGCACGAATCGAAATCGACAAAGTAGCACAGCCTCTCTCTGCCGTCGGGCAGGATGGTTGTATACGGCGTCTCGTCCACCACCGGCACGCGCGGAGCCGTGAACAACTCCACCCACCAAGCTGTCCGCTGGTCGCCCGGGGGCAGGACGGCTACGAGGGACTGGGGTTCTGGGGTCATGGGTGGGCATGGTCTTTCGGCCAGTGGGCAACTTCGTCGCAACAGATGAACGTGAGTTTCTTACCTTCGGTCTTGGCGACAGACACCACGGACTTGTCGCGTGAGCCCGGTTTCGCCAGGTCAATGCCAATCAGGTAGGGTTTGTCCTCGTGCGATACCTTGATCACGGCGTCGGTTTTGCCGCGGGCCTTCATTCTCCGCAGCGCGCGTTCCACGATCACAATCTGCCATGGCTGCAGCTTCAGCGGCTTGCCCGGGCGGGATGCCACTTTCTCTATGAACTGTGTGAAAGTGCTCATTGCCAGACATGGAGGTTTTGGCCGTTGAAGCCGCGTTGCCACTCGCGGTAGAACCACCCGGTATTGTCGCCAGGCGTGCTCACAAATATCATGCGCCCGGATCTCTCCGAGTCCGGCAAGCCCGGGTCAATCGCCACAACGTATTTCGGCGCAGCCTCCGCCTTCACCACGGCAGCCACCGCGGCCGGAGTCACCAGCAAGGCTTTGAAGAATGTCCGGCGGTTCATGTCAGTAAGCCTTGAAGTCGTCGGCGGCGCCCCTCGTTGCCGGGATCCACACGCCGGCCTCGGGAACGTGAACTTCCACCCGCTTGCTCAGGCGATGGCGCCGCGCTTCACGGCCGCGCGTCCCGATCTTCCCGTATTCCCACGGCCAGGTCAGCGCGATCTTCAGCAGCTTGTCGAGGTATGTGATCATGGTGAGTGTCATTTCGCGGTTATCCCAGACTTCGGTCCCCGTTCGACCAGTATGCCACGGAAATACAGGTCAGGCGGGAATGCCCCGCGCGCCTTTTCGTCGCCGGTCCGGACGGCGATCATGCCCTTTCGCTCCATGTCCATCCACCACTCGCGGAACTCATTTACCTCTTCCGGGCCGAGTCCGATGCTCCGAGGCTTCACACCGTGCTCCATGATGAAAGCCTGCTCGGCCTCGATCATGCGGATGTCAATGGGGTCGCGGTGACGGGTTTTCATGGGAGGAAGAGGACGGCCATATTCGACACACAGTTCTCGCAGAGATGCGTCGCGTATTCCCCGCCCGTCACGTCAATGGCGACAACGCGCGGAACGTCCTCGTGGCAGTGTGAGCAATTCAGGCGCGTCCAGCTTGTGTTCGGTATGACGGCATCAACCTGCTCAGGCGTCGGAGTTGAACCCAGGGCGAGCAATTTCTTGTGGATGCCCTCGTGGTCGATGGGGTTTAGCCGGCGGATGTTTCTCCCGAACGGCGACAGGTAGGCGAGCCACCATCTGCCGGCAGCACCTGCAGCGAGGTCGTGACGGGTGATGAGTTTCATGCTCATGGTAGAATCTCCTGGCGTTCCCACTTCCCTGTTCCCTTGTCCTCCCACACGAGGAAGAACCTCACCCATGGATGAACCCGCGCCGCTACCTTCAGGTTCTCGAAGCCACCGCGGAACGCCTTCGGTCCCTTGACCTCGTAGGCGATTGCCGGCCGAAACCTCGTCTCGTCCTTGACGCTCGGCAGCACCGCCGGCAGGAAGAAATCCGGTTTATACCAGTGCCCGCGCGCCAGCTCGAGCCGCACGGCCTGAATCAGGATCGTCTCGCCCACGTAGTCCACCTTCAGCTTCGTCTCGTAGAACCGCGTCTCGAGCTTGTTCATCAACGGCGAAGCTGACTGCCGCAGCCGCTTGCCCTCCTTCGTCACCGCATGGCGAGTCACCAATGATTCCTTCGATGGCATCTCTGATGGTCCGCTGAACAGGTCCGGATTGAGCTTCCGCACCGCCTCGCTCGTCGGCAGCGCCTTGATGTCAGTCAGGCGGGTCATGGGATGAAAAGCCGGACCAAGATCGCCGTGGCGCAAATTATGATTACAACCACGGAGACTGCTCTTGCCAGGTCAAGGGCCCATCGCTTTCCGAATGCGCCGGCGATGAGGCAGCCAAACGCGAACGCGAGGAACAGATTATTGATGTCGTTGATGATGGTCGGTGTGCTCATTGTGAAATAACCAGCGTCAGCGCCACCGTCGCGGCAATGAACCCGATCCACATGGCGTAGCTGACCACCTTCCTGACGGTCACGTGCTTCTGCTCCAGGCCAACCGCGCAGCCGACGATGAAGGCAAAGCACATGAGGATGATTGTTTGGGCGATGTTCATGGGTTTGTGCGTTTCTCGATTTCAGTTGCGGGCACTTCCGGGTGTTCGATCTTCGGCCCCCACAGGTAGAACGCGAAGCCGTCCCGGTTGATGAGTTTGCCCTCGATGATGTCCATCACCTGCTCGACGCGCAGGAAAGGCGGCTCGCCCGTCACCTGCACGACATAGCGGTAATGGTTGTCGCTCCCGTAGCTGCGAGCGAAGTAGAGCCCGCGCTCCTTGGGCTCGTAGTTGGTTTTGGAGTAGGCGGAGGTCATGGGGTTAAATTCCCGGCCCGTGCTCACCTTCGATGGCGAGCGGGTCACTGATCTTTGTGCGAAGCCCTTGGATTTCTTCCAGCATCAGACGTTCGCGCTCACTCGCCGGGGCAACGCTTGCGCGGATAATAGCCGCTTGGTTCGCCTGCTCCTCGCGCGCCGTCTTCAGCGTGTCCCGCAGCTCCTTGATCCGCCGGATAACCTCGTCGGCAACCTCGTCCTCGCGAAACAGCTTCCCGCTGCACGGGTCATTGTAGGACCAGCGGCCTTCCGGCAGATTTTCAGACGCCAGCGACATATCCGGTCCGATCCCGAACTCCTTGGCGATAGCCTCGATCTCCTGCCAGTGGTCGGATTGGGCAGTGAGCGCGTTTTTCAGGCGGATGACTTCGCTTTCCGCCGCCCGCTTCTGCCGCATCTGGTCGTCCGCCGACCGGTTCGCGATCAAAAGCGCGGCCTTCGCGCCCTCAATCTCGTGCAGCGCCCCGCCCAGGATCTCCGCCATCGCCGCGTTGTCGATCAGCAGCGGGCGGTTCAAGCCACACAGGCGACCGCCCTCGATTTCCGGCAAGGTGACGACCTCCTTCAAGCCGGTGATCTTCAGGTTATTCTTCCCCGCCTGGTTGTTCGCCAGCACGAGACACGGGACGTTCTTCGCGCCTTCCAGCATGGCCGTCGTGTGTCCGACCTGCCGGTTGATCTGGAAGTAGCGGAACAGGGCTTCGAGTTGTGCGATGAAGTTGCTCATGGTCGTAGGCTTCAAATGAGCTTCATGATGCTCCGCTTCTGCCCGGCCGACTGCCCGAAGGCACCGGCGTTCCGCCCGCGGTGCTTGCCGCCGCGATACCGTGAGGGCGCCCGATACGGCCCGCCGATCGCATGCAGCTTCTTGCCGATGGCCGGCGCCGTGGCGTCAGACTTCAACTCATTGCCGACATTCGCGCCGAGTCCCATGGCCGCGAGCATGGTGGAGACGACGCCGAGGCGTCTTGGATTTTTCGTGATGGGTGTCATTTCGATTTTGGTTGGGGGTTGGTTACGCTTCCGTGCGCTCGGTCATGGACTCCAGTTGGTGCCGCAAGCCGGCGAGCCTCCAGCACTGCGTCCGGAGTTGGTCGGCCACGCTGACAAGCGACTCCATGGGTTCGGCCTTATCGCCGTTTGCGGGCGTCGGCGGAATGCTGCGCAGGACGGGCTGAATGCACTCGGAATGCAGCGACAGCGCCTTGTCGAGCTGGTCGATCTCGTCACGGAGCGCATTGAGCATCCCCTGGACTTGGGTTTGCGGACGGGGCGCGGAAGGCTGGCAGGCTTGGTTCGTTTTCATGTATTTGTTTTGGTTATGGGTTTCTGATCAAAGTCGCGCGTCTTGTAGGTCCGCACCGGAGGCTTCCGGGTGAACGGGATTCGGAACTGCCGCTCGTTCGCAGCGAAATGCTGCTCGCACAGGTTCGTGCAGCTCGGCGCGTGATGGCCGACCGCGACCTGATTGCAGGTGTGCCAGTCACAGCGGATTTGGGCGGGGGCGGTCATGGCTGTTCGTCCTCAGTCCCCAGTGTCGCCCGATTCCTGGTCGGGAACGTGTAGTGCCTGATGCTCGTGCCTTCCGGTTTTGTCCTCCCGATGCGCCGAAGCGTCGAAAGGAGTATCCGAATCTCCTGACGGGCGTCCGTGGCCTCGAAATACTCCGACTCCTTGACCATCTTGACGCGCTCGCCGTTGAATTCCAGCAGGCCCCACCCGGGAGGCAGCTTTCCCACGCTCACCAGACCGACCGGCGTGAGGAAATACCGATGGCACCCGATACCGCGCGCACTGTCTCGCCGGAACGGCTTTTGTCTGTCGGAATAGAAGTCGGACAGCCCGGCCTTGCATTCCACGAGGATTGAGTGTGTGCCCTGCCAGCCCAGCGCGTCGGGTTCCTCGCCGGTCGTGGTGATCTCGGTAACGACGACCGCGCATTTCTTTTGCAGCCAGAGTGAGGCCGCGGATACGAGTTCTGCGTGAGTGCTCATGTCCGTCTGTCCTCCTGCAGCCCCAGGTCGAAGCAGTGTCCGCCCGCGCTCGGCCGTCCACCACCCCGCCAAGGCGCCTGCTGCGTCTTCCATTGATGTTCCTTCTCCGCCTTCGCATACCCCTTCCGGCACTCAACCGTGCAGTAGAGCGCATGCGGACTCCGCGACTCGAACGGCTTCAGGCAATGGGCGCAGAAGAGTTTCATGGGGTTTTCCTCTTCAGCCTGAACGGAACTCGCGGGGCCCACTCCTTCCACGGCTTCTCCTCCCTGATCATCGCCCGCGCCTCTATCCCGGGATTGTGCGCCACGACATAGGCCCAGGTCTCCGGGTGCATCTTCAACACCGGGTATTCCACCGTTTTCTTGTAAGCCTCCATGTTTGCCACCGCGCCAGCGCCCATGAGAAGCATCTGCTGAAACACCAGAGGATGCGGCCGATAATTCTCCGCCCGGGCCCGCCACTTCCTCCGAATCCTCCGCTTCTTCGACCGCGGCCGCCGAAAATACTGCATCAGCGTCTCGTCCAGGATCAGGAAGAATTTGCCGGAATTTTGGTCCGGATTTTTTTGCGCAATATTTCCGGCGGGGACTCCCATCGCCGCGTCCCTCATCGAATCCAAAAAGCGAATCGTCTCAGCGTTCGGCCTGGGCATCACCATCTCCTGCAGCCTATCCACCACCGCGAACGCCTTCGGGAAAACGATCTCAGGATTTTCACTCGGAATTTTTTTGCCCAAATCGTTCCTTTGGGACTCCGGTTCGGAAATGGGTTTCGGATTTTCCATGGTGTTCATTTGCTTTGCGCCTCCGGGAAATTCAGCCGCGCGAACTCGCCATGGTGCTTCAGGGCAAGCGCGTCGTAGGCACGGGCGGCTTCCTCTTCTGTGCGAAAACGACCGTGGCGAATTCGTTTACCGCCATGGCTCATGTTCACTTCCCATCTGTTATTCTGCTGATTCCAGTGGACGCCTTTGAATCGGTTTTTGCTGCGCGTGTTTTTTACCCGGTTCGCACCGTTCTGGCTCTTTGTCGCAATCCGCAGATTCCCGCGCCAGTTGTGCAGGCGATTCCTGTCCTCGTGATCCGTCTCCAACCCCTGCGGTGTCCGAAGTATCAATCGGTGCATCACCGCTGGCTTACCACCAATCATCGCCTGAGCGTAACCGTCCTTGTTCACCCGCCAGGTGTAGCCCAGCACCAACATCGCGTCCCCTTGACTCACGAAAATCGTTTCGGATTTTTTGGTCAGAATTTCCACGCATGGGACCCCGTTTTCAAAATGGGTCTCGGAAATTTTTGCGGAATTTTTTTTGTAGGGTCCTCCTGACGGAATGGGGGTGTGAGAAAGAGGGAGGAGGGGAGTCCCACAATCTCGCACGCACACTCCCGCGCTACGGGGTGACGAAATAAGGGCTGGGGGGGCTATCGGCGCGGGATTCATGGTGTGAACGCGGGATCGGCGTCGAAAGCAGGGTCATCGTGCGTTCCAGGCTGCGTTTGGGCCGTGTTCTCGGGCTCTTGAGTGGCCTTCGGCTCCTTGATCTTCACCGATCCTGAGAAAAACTTGCTTCCATCGCTCTTCTTCGTGCGGATCCACGCCGCCAGCTCGTAGGTCCGGCCCCCGATGGTCGCCTCTCCCCGGAAATCCGGCCACTTCGGGTTCGCGCCGGGCTTCGACTTCGACTTGTTGCGCGAAAGGATGAAACTGTCTCGGTCGGTTGACATGTTTTTGCCTAAGTGCGGTATCTGTAGAGTGATAACCTTCTGACTGTTACTCAGGAGGTTTGGGCGGGTTCGCTCGTAACCGCTTGGACTTCGATGGCTTGCGAGTATTTGAGTGCTTCGAGCACTTTGGCGGCAATATCCGGGTTCCGGCCCAGCAATCTGCCGAGGTCGGTCAGGCTTTGCGTCGCCGATCCGGGCTTGGTCGTGTCCACCTCGATCATCTGGCGAGGCTTGCCGTGGCGATACTCGAGGAGTTTGACGGCGGCGGCGAGTTGGACGGCGTTATCCGTGCGTTCCTCGTAGATTGGCGAGCCGCCAGGCGTCCGGGACGTGCCTCGGACCACGACTTGGGCCTCAAGTAGCGCCTCGAGCTTGGCGAGGGCCTTGGCGGCGAGCGGTTCGGACACCACGAGGGCGTCAACGCGGGCAACTACGGTGCTGAGTGCTTCTTTTCCCATGCTCGACATCCCCACCCTGCGTCTTCGGGCAGGAGCGGGGACAGAATCGGCGGGCGCGTCAGCATGCCCTCCTTGTCTGTTCGCAGTTCTGCCAAGTCAACAATAAATGGAACGTGAGGCCGGAAGGAAGCGAAGCGGGTTACAAAGCCTGAATTGTGAATAAGCTCGACATGACCTGTAAAAACCTCCTTTAGAATCCTCCGAAAGCAAAGTGTTGATGAAAGTAACCGGGTCACAACATTTCAACTCATACGTTCTCCGGGGAGGCGGGAGACGAGGGAACGGGGTGATGAAGTGAGCGATGTGGCGACGAAGTGAGCGTGTGAGCGTGTGAGCGTGTGATTCTGCCTCTGGGCGTGACTGGGCGCGGCCTGATCGTGTGGCGCGTGATTCTCGGGGAAAGCTGCGGCGAAACGTCGAATATCGAGCGCCAGAGGGTGTTAAAAGTGGTGAATCTGGGCGGAAAGTGAAGATTTCTGGGAATGCGGAAGGATGTGGGGATGTGATGATTGTGAACGCTGAATGGCGGTTGTTCGCTGTGCTGCTTATTTCGTGCTTGCAGTATATAAGAACGCGGGGCAGGTTTGTTGTCAGACGGGGCAATCACGCCCGGTCGAAACAAGGAACGACGAAATGAAACTCTTGGCCAACAATGTGACAGTCACCCCAGCGTTCGGAGCGTTTTTCGTGGAGGCGCGCTGTATCTCGAAAGGAGGCGACGCGACGCTTCAAAGCCGCAATGATTACCGCTCGATCGCCGATGCGTGGGTTGCCGTGCTGAAAATCTACGCCGCTGGCAACATGATCGACGAGGCGGAATTCGTGTGCCTCACATCGCGTGAACTGAGCGAAGAGCAGGCGGAGGTTTTCCACGGACCTCTCACGGATGCCCAGCATGAGCGCCAATGCCGGATTGCAGACATGGCGGACGAACAGGGCGGCGGGTATGTCAACCGGGCGCGCGAGATTCACGGCGAACGCTATATTGAAAGGGAGAGCGAGTGAATGTTGTTCCCCGCTTCTCGGCGCGAGCCGGGCGGCGGTGATCTGCAATCACGCAGAACTCAACTCAACAAGGAGACGACAATGACGACGACGAAACAGGGCAGCGAACATCAACGCGACAGGCTTGCCCACGAGTTCACGCGCATCTTGCGGGACGAATGGCTTGGCGCCCACAACTGGGCCGAGATGGTGAAGGCGAACGCGGCGGAGACGGAAATCGGCATCTGCCACTCGCATGACTACTGCGACGCGAACATGGCGATGCTCGAAGCCTTCAAGATCGTGCACGGGCGCGAGTGCGAGACGAACGATGATGCCGACGCGCTGCTCTGGACGGACGCATGGAACGAGGCCAAGCGCATCTGGCAGGCTGGACCGACGCCCACGCCCACGCCCACAGGCCGCACGGATGCCGAGATTGCGACGGTGCGCGAAGCGTGCGCGTATGCGGTCGAGTGCCTGAACGCGCTGGGCTTTGTGGCGACGCACGAGCATCAGGACACGATCAACTGGCCGCTGGCGGATGGTCGGCGCAATCTGATGGCCGGCACGGTTGACGGCGTGTGGGGCTATGACGTGGTGGAGTCGCACGGTGATGTGCTGGCGGATGAGGGGGCCGACAAATACGCCCTGCCCCTGTGCGCAACGGGCCCGATGGTGGCCAAGTGGCTTTACGAGGCGTGGCAGCGGCTGAATGCGGCGGCGGTGATGAGCCTTGCCCAGCTTTGCACACAGTATCGCTTCCACGAGACGGACACGGGCGGCGGCTGCACGGCGCTCAAGCAGGAGGGCGAAGTCTTCCATTGGCTGCTGACGGAGACGGATGACCCGAGCGCGCCGGACGTGGTTGGCGCGCAGTGCTGCCTGTCTCTCTACCGCAACGATCAGGACCACAGTGACGCGCAGGTGACGTTCATCTGCCCGGACGTGGAGAGCGCGATGAAGATGGCCGGCTGGTTCGAGGAGTCGCAGTCGAACGCGGGCAACGCCTCGCAGGGCATCGCCATGCAGGCGGCAAGCAAGCTCGTCGCTTTCGCGAATCGCAACACGCGCATCAACCTGACGGGCGACTTGGCCGAGGCCGTGAGGCTGGCGCGGCTGACGGTTGGCTGAAGTCGAAACGGCCCTCGTGCCGTCGGGCGGATTGGCATGCCGTCCCTGATGAGACTGCCACAACCAACAACAAAGGAAAACGACGATGAAACTGACAAGCGATGAACTGAAGCAGGCGCGTGAATGGCTGAAAGACTGCCAATGGCGAGACCTTGAGGCCGGAGACGTTGACGACATGCCTGACGAGACCGTTGAACGTGGCGTCGCCAAGCACTACGATGGGGGGCTCGCCGAATTCAGGAAGAACTGCTCTCACCGCGCGCAGCCGGTTGCTGCGCATACGCCAGCAATCGAAATTTATACCCACGCCCTTGGGGCGTCCGTCATCGAAAGAACGGGCCATTACAGCAAGGTCATCCAAGACTTCCGTTCGCTTGAGGAGGCGAACGCATTTGTTCTTGGTTATCGAATGGCCGGGCAAACCCGCGCCTGCAACTCGCACGCGGCGCTGGTCGAGGCGCTGGCCCTGCTTGTCTCGTTCGATGACAAACAGGGCATGGCCGACCATATCCGCGAACGCTCCGGCAACAACGAGGACGCGCAGACCCCGGAAGAAACAATTTACCTGCACGGCATGTCGGCAGCCCGCGCCGCCCTCGCGCTCGCCAAGGAGGCCCCATGAGCGCCACCCTCGCCTTCTCCGTCGCATGGGACACCCGGCACGCGCGCGCAACGGCCACCACTCCCATCAACGGCCAGCACTACCGCATTTCCCGCGAATGGGGGACGGCCTTGGTGCAGTGCCTGAATTCGCGCCTTGCCCAATTCCGGGTGATCGAGCACTCCCCGGCCCCGGGCTTCGAGGACCTGACGGGCTGGCTCGTTCACCTTAACGCCGACCTGCAGGCGAGTCTGCGGGCCTGCCCTGCCCCGCTGTGAGCACCCCGAAGGCCAAGGCCAAGCGGCTGGGGATCCTCGCACTGGAGGGCTTGTTCCTCGTCGGGCTGGCCCTCTGCGGGCTTCTCATGCTGGCCCTTTGATTCTCGTCGAAACCCGGGCGCCTGTGGCTCGGGTCTGCGGGCAGGTGGCTCCTCCCGCACTGAAGAGACAAGCCAACTCAACCAACAAGGACATCACCACATGAATACGACGACAACCACCACCACAACGACAACGCTCAAGAAATGGGAAGCCGGTCAGGGACTCGGCCCCCGCATGCTCAAGCAGTTCAACGACGCCATCAACAAGGCTTCCTTCAACGCGCGCGGCGTCTGCACGCTCACCGGCATCATCGGCAAGCCCGAGACGGAATCAGGCCGGGATTGCGTCATGGTCTCGCTGTTCGGCGGATCCTCGAATCCCGCCTACGAGCCCAAGCTGGCGGAAATCCAGGCGAAGCACGGCAGCATCGTGACCGCAGCCAACTACAAGGGGCTGGTCGATGACCTGCTCGCGCTGGCCTCGTGGCTGCATCATAACCCCATCATCAAGGACGAGCGCGTGACGCAGGAGGCGCATGACGCCAAGGAGGCCAATTACGCGCAGGCGATGGCCGAGCGTAAGCGCAAGGACGAGGAGCACGATGCGGCCAAGGCCATCATCGCGGGCGAACTGCGGGCGAAATACCCGTGGGCGGTTGGCCGGCGCTCCGGCGAGAACCTGAAAACTCTGCTGGGCCAGACCTTCCCCGGGATCGTCTTCTCGGTCCGCTCGGACTCGAACTCCCTGACGGTCTCATGGGAGAATGGCCCGGCTGATGGCGAGGTCTCCAATATCGGGGACCAGTTCCGCGCCGGCCGCTTCGACGGCATGACGGACGGCTATGACTACGACAACAGCGCGCGGACGCGGGCTTGGTCGGAAGTCATGGGAACGGTGCGCTATGTGTCCTACAATCGCGCGGTCGATCGCCAGCCGGTCATTGACGGCCTGAAGGCCAGCATCACCGATTGGGACGCCGACGGCCATCACTCCGTTTCGCAGGTCGCCTATCGCCTCATCGGCAAGTCCAGCTTCCCGGCTGGCGCGGTCCTGACGGGAGTGGAACGGCTGCCCGGCGACGGCTGCGGCCAGATGGAAGACTGGTTCAAGATCACCTACACCACCCCCGGGCCCTCTTATTCCGCTCCTGCCCCCGCCCCGGTCACGAACTCCGCCGGCATCACCGTTTCGCGCAACATCGAGAAAGGCGGCGTCGAGATCCGGTTCCCGAGCAAACCCGAGGCCAGCATGATCGAGCGCGTGAAGTCGCAGGGCTTCCGCTGGTCACGCTTCTCTGGCTGCTGGTGGGCCAAGGCGACGGACGGCAAGGTTGCCTTCGCCTACAGCCTGGCGGGGCAGGAAGCGCCCAAGAACGGGCAGGAACAGGCCAATTCCGAGCAGTCCGAGCAGGTTCGGGACCCGGGCGAGGACGCGGCGGACCGTCATTCCGAGGCCATGGGCGCCGAGGAGGTCACGGAACGCCTCATGGAAATGGACGCCTTCACCCGCTGACAGGCCGAAACCCCTTCGGGGGTCTGCTGGTAGCTGCCAGCACTGACGAGGCCAGACGACTCGAATCCAACAAGAAAGGACGACACCCACCATGCCCGCACCCAAAACACCCGCCCAAACAATCGGCCCATGGCTGAAAGCCAACGGCATGCACCTTGGCGGACTCACCGGCCAAGACTGGCCCGCCCTCAAGGCTGCCGCTGAGATCATGGGACTCTACGCCAAGTGTGATCAGCGCGCCGAGACTCACGTCCTGTCCGCTTTCGCCGGCGTGGTCATGGCGATGCAGCCCAGCATGCGGCATCTGGCCTATCATGCCATTGCTCACGCTCTGGACTGGCACAACCGCGCCGAGCTTTGGCATCGCGCCGGCCTGCCGCGTCTGGAGCACATTCCGCGCTGCTTGAATGGCCCGGCAACGGAAGTTCTCAACCAAACCCTGAACGCCGAGATCGAGAAGCGTGACAGCAACCCCCCGTTCTCGCCATGAACCGCGGACTACTCCTCTACCACTCCGGCGCCGTCAACGCCTGCCTGGACCTGTTCGAGCTGCGCGTGTGGGAATCCGGCGTGCCGCATCCGACCGTGCCAAAGGTTGCGCCCAAAGCCGAGGACGCGATCCGCTCCTTCAACCCCCACGCGCAAAACATCACTTGGTTGTCCGGTCCTGCCGCAACTCGCAAACTCGCCAAGGCGGTCGGCCTCGAGTTCCGCAAGCGCGCTCCTGGCGGCGGCCGCAAGAAGGCGGAACCCGGTCACAAGGTCGTTTACGTGCCGGTCTGGATGACGCCGGCCGGGCTCATTCGCCTGGACTTCCTGCGCGGCAAGCGAGCTCGCGGCGCGTTCATCGAGGCGCACCTTGCGCTGATGAAATAACACTTGGGCCAAGTCAGATGCTACAAAGCCCCGTTGGCCTCGTGCTGGCGGGGCTTTCTGCTGCCCGTAAAGCAAGAGCCCCCGGACACTGCAAGCAGCACCCGAGGGCTCCAACAAGGAGGGCGACGAAACCCTCACTAAGCGGTCGGAAGTGTCATAGCCTGGCGCGGCATGGTCAAGCGCGGATCACTATGTTCATTGCGGCTCATGTCCGTCCTCCGGTGATGGCGGCGAGGACGGCGCGGGCAACGCTGGTTGCCGTCTTCTCTTGCTGGTGAGAACGATACTCCCACGACTCGCCAAATACGTCCCGGTAGCAAGCCTTCGTGGCAATCCCCACCCGCTCCTCCTCCGTCATATTCCAGAACTTGGCGATCTTGCGGGCCTGCTGGGCGGTCCTGCACGGGATGCACACAACAGGGTTCTCGTAGAAATCGTTCTTGTCTTGGCGCATCCCGGCGAACGGGTTGATGCAGCCGGTGTGATACATCACTCTGGCCCGTGGCATCCGGGGCGCGGTCGGTTTCGTGGGGGTCTTCATGGGGTGGGCGTTACCATCTGAAGGTTCGGATTGCGCCCGGAGTTGGGCCCTTGTGCATGGAGGCGAAATCGCCACAGTTGATGCAGAACGATGGGTCGTCCTCGCTTACCTTAAAGTTGCTACATGCCCGCGTTTGGGCAGGTTTAGGAGCGGGGCAACGCTTGTAAATATCGGAAGCAAGAATTGATATTTCCGTCTGTTTTTCCGATGCCGGAAGCGCCTCTATCAAATGGCAGAGCTTCAACATTTCTTCTTTGCGTGACGCGCTCATCCCCTTGCCCTCCCCTCGTTGGCGGCGGGCGACTTGGTGGTGGGGCGGGTGATACCGATGGCGGCGAGTTGCTTCCTTACTTCCTCATGACTCAGCATCCCTTGAGCAAACCACATCTGCTCCACCATCCGGTCATAGCAGCCAGCGTCGGCGGGGAGAACATGGAACTTGTCGCCCTGTCTCGTGCAGAAACCGACGTAGAGAAGTTGGCCGCTGTCTGCGATGGCTTTCCGCGCCTTCACTTTCTTGCTCTTGCTCATACGTCCTCCTTCCGCTCGGTGGCGAGGCGGGCGCGGGCGCAATTAACCAACTCAATCATAGCGTCGTTAAGAGCACACACCTGCTCGTGATCGTAATTGGACATATTCAGTTCGGGCGAGTCCTCGGCTATCCTTTGAACTGTCTCCAGCAACCCCCGCATCGCGGTGAGTTCGGCCTCCGCCTCCCGCAGCTTGTCGGCGTAGGCGGCGGAGGTGATTGAGAGGGCCGTATCCGTTTCGTCCAGCATCCCGTTTATGTCGGCGGGCGTCAGTTCGTTGTCGCCGTGAACGTAGGAGGTCAGCGGGTTGCGGATTTCACCCAAATGCTCCTTCAACCGCGCAATCACGCCATCCCGTGCGGCCAGTTGGTCGGTCAGGTCGCGGAGTTGGGCGCGGAGGGCGTCTAGCTCGGCACACAGTTGCTCGACGCACTCCGTCTCGTGCGTCTGCTTGAGGTAGTGCAGACCCTTGTTTTTGGCCGCAAGTTGTTCGCGTAATTCTTCAATGCGTGTTTTCATCGTTCTAGGTTTCCTTTATGTGACGCCTGTTCGTAGGCGCGTTCGGACATTTCGCTGAGTCCGGTTTTAAGCATGGCGGAAATAGGTTTGCCGCCAGAAGGCCCAAGGCGCAGGTCAGTGATGACCTTGCACGCCTCGTCCCGTTCCGCCCGCGCCTCGGCCAGTTGGGCAATCAGCGCCTTGGCCGCAGCCACATTGTCACCTATCGCGCTGCTGTGCGATTGTAGCGCCTGCATCATCTGCCGCCCATACTCGCTGGATATTCCGGCCCGCGCCTCGGCCAGTTCCCGCTCAAGCTGGCGGGCGAAGTTGCTGGTGACAAACATTCCGCCCTCGTCAGGCGATTGCTTGGGCGTGGTAGCAATGAAGAACTCGGCCTTGTCTGTCCTCGGCGTCCCCGTCGCTGCCGGCTGCTCGGGCTGGGCGGTCGGCGCGGTGGGCTGCGGCGCGTGACGGGCGATGATGGCAATCCAGTAGGCGTCCCTGGCTTCCTCTGTCCACAGGCCGTCAGGCCCGATAAGGTGCGGCTTAAGTGCCGCGTTAAGTTCTACGGCCCATTGCGGTGCCGGCGTGTCGGGTTGGGTGCTCATAGTGTCAGGGGTTGAATTTCACTTCAAAATGCGCGTCCTCGAACAGCCGGCGGGCAAAGGCATCACCCATGCGTTCTGTCCACCAGGCCCTGTCCTTGTTGGTCGTCGTGATGCACGGCCGGTGATCGCGGTAAATCCAGTCGTAGAACGCGAACAGCGCGGACGGCTGGGACGGGAATGACCAGTTGATCTTGTCGATGTCGTCCACCATCAGCACGTCCAGCCGGGAATACTTCCGCCAGAATGCCTCAGCCATGTTCGCCTGTTCGTATTCCTCGAGGTCGCTCACCAGCTTCTTGACCGGCCACCATGCGAATTCGCGGCCATCATTCACGAACAGCCGGCCAAGCACCGACCACGCGGCGCCGGTCTTGCGCGATCCGTGCTCACCGAACAGGACGGGCCCGCGGAAGCTGCCATTCCAGGCGGTTGCTCGATCGTAGGCTGCCGGATACTTCAGCTTCGTGCGGTCAACCTTCTGCATGAATTCGACCGGGCAGAGCTGGCGGAAGCGGGCCATGCGCTGGCCTTCGGGCGTGAGGTCGTAGGGTAACGGCGGGGCTTCCTCGGGCAGGCTTTCCCGGGCGATCTTGAGCACGTCCTCCCATTCGGTGCCAACGTGACGGGCAGACCGCTTGTTGGCGCGCTCCGCATCCAGGCGCTTCCACTTGGCGATGTCGGCTGCGCGCTCCTCGGGGGTCATGATGTCGGCAGCGATGGCCGCGGCGGGCTTCGCGGGAGCCAGAGGGGTGAAATCGGGGTCGGAGCTCATGCGAAGGGGGCTTTGTAGATTTTGGCACCAGTGTCCGCGGTCGTCCGAACCCACGTAGTCGGGTCGTCGTCGTAGTTGCCTTTGTTGAACCATGTCGCGGGATGCGGAATAAACCTCTCATCACCAGCCGGCCAAAGCGCAACTGCGGCGGCGTAGGCTTGGACGCGTCCTAACAGCCACGCGTGATCCCTAGGAGGCTCTTCGAACGACAGAGAGGAGAGCGCCTTGGCGATGGCCTTCAACGCTTCTTTCCGGCCCTGCTTGCGGGGATAGGCTTGGTAGATTGCTTCCTCTTTAGAAACAGAAGGAAGAGCAGATTCAGATACAGAGCAGAGGTGTCCTAAATCGGTCACAGATTGTTGTGACAAATAAGTGACCTTGTTTTCAGAGCAGACCAACCCCTTCTGAAGGAATTCCAAAGTCATCCCAGCTTCTTCTGGCAACCTATTGGTCTTTGTCTGGTTACACTTTCTGCAAGCTGTAGCCAGGTTCTCTATATTATGCCCGCCACCTCTGGTTACAGGGACGATGTGGTCGATGGAGAGTAATGCCCTCCTCGTGTTCCTCTCGCGCATGACAGTGCTGCTTTTGTTGCAGTAAACGCAGGTGTATCTGTCTCGTTCGAACACCGCGCGCCGCGTCGGTCTTGGAAGATTGTCACGCGAATCTGTGACAGGATTATTCTCGCGCGAAATCCGCTTTCGGAGTGCAGCGTCAGCCCGGTTTTTGGCTGTGATCCCGTTGTGCTTTCCTGCGTTAACAAATACAAGCGTTTGCCCGTCTTGGCGTAGCCACTCCACTTCGGCTAATGCCTCAGCAAACCCGGATATACCGACGATCCCGTCCAGAAACGACGGTTGCATGGCTCCAAGTTCAAGACGGGCATCGCCGTCGTCGTCGAAATCGCTCACGTTGTCGTCAAGCCACTCCATTACGAGCATCAGCGCGCCAGCCGCCTGAATTGGCGGCACCATTAGGCGTGCAGCAAGCTGTAGGACCTCGGGTTTACGAGTGAGGCCCTTCTCCCATTTGATCCAGAAGCCGCTCATGGTGTGTTCGTCGTTCCTTGTTGCTCGGTAAGGTTTGTTCGCTGTTCTGCGTTCGGTAAAGACAAAACGTTCACCGGCCTTGCCAGCGCAGCCCGGATCTCGTCCTCGGCGCCAGGCTGGCGTATCAGCTTGAACGTGGCGGGCCCGCGCGCGGCAGCACCGGCAGCGACCAGCAACGCCTCGACCTTGGCCGGAGCGACGGTCTTTGGGCATCCTGTGGCCTGCTGGTAGGCTTCGGCGAGGTCCTTCATGGTGAAGCCGGCTGCAGCCTCGATGGCCTCCCTGGGCACGCCAGCGGCGGTCAGAGCGGCAAACGCCTTGGCCGGGTCATGGATGTCCAACCTGCCCTTTTCGTTCTGCTTCGTGAAGCCGAGGGGGGTGTTGCCTTGGTCAGCGCAGACCGTGCAGGCGTAGTCCACGCTCTTGGCCCACGGCTCGAGGTAAGCCTTCCACAGCCACTTCATCGCCCCGAGGAGCACCGGATCGGCGCCGGCCGCGGTCGCGCTCATGGTCGGCAACCGCATCCCCCATTCGTCTTCGCGCTTGGCGAGCACCACGTCCACCTTGGCATTCAGGGCCTCGCAGTAGGTCGCGCGCTGGCACCAGCCGCAATAGCTGCAGACCTTGGGCTGGCGGTCCGGGCTATGGCGCTTCGCCAAGATGCGGTAAGCGATGGTCTCGACGGTCTTTCGGTCCATCGGGAAGAAACGCTTCCGCCGCAGCCGGCCGTAAAAGAGCGCGTTGGTGATCCGGGCGTAGCCTTCCTGCTCCATGATCGGCAGGTCGTAGCCGGCGAGCTGGGGCACATAGTTGCGCTCGTCGCCAAACTTGGCATCGCAGATGAACGGGCCAAAGCGCACGTCCAGGGTGCCGAAGTAGAGCTCATCGAAGCCGGAGGGCGAGAACATGGTCACGCGCTGCTCAACGCGGATCTCGTCGGCGCCGTAGCCCATTGAGGCGGCGTATTCCACGATCGCCTCAGCGGTCCAGCGAACATCCTGCTCCTCCTTGACGGACAGGCCGGCAAAGGCGTCAGGCTGGCCGGTCAGGGCCTTGGCAAGCCCACCGTGCTGCGCTTGGCCGCGGCCCTTGGCGTCGGAGCCGTGCTTTTCGCCGGCGGCTTCGTCCAGGGATTCGATGTCAGCCTCTTCGATGTCCTTCTCGGACTCGAAGCAGGGGCATTCGGCGATGGCGGGCCATTGGGAAGGACCGTCGGGGTGATGGGCGGTGGGGGCGATGTTCATGTGGGAAAGTTAAGTTGTCCGCGCGATTCAATAATGATGTCGGACGCGACCTCATTGCCCCACGCGCTCCAGCCTTCACGGCGGCGGCGGGCGAATAGCTCGAGGTATGGTCCGGGCGTGACCGTCTCGACCATCTCCATAAAGGCGGATGGCTTTCGGCTGTGCGCGGGTGCGCCATTCACGTATTCGCGTTTCCACGGGAACCATGTGCCCTTGATCCGCTGCTTGGCCTTCAGCGATCCCCGGCGCGCGAAGAGGATATATTCTGTCGAGATTCCATACGTGCCACCAAGACCTCCGCCCATCGGCTTCTTCGCCCATGTCAGCAGCGTGCTCGGCTCAAAGCCCCATGCGCGGACCACGGTGTAGGCGGCTTCCACGTAGCGGTTGATCGTCCAAAGGTAGAGGTGTGCATCGTCGGCGGCGATCTCGCGGATGTTCAGGGCGGCGATTTCTTCGACGCTCATCGTCGGATAGGCGAGCTTACGTGTGGGCAGGCTTTCGCGCCGCCAGTTCCATTTCTTCATGCCGGTCTTCCCGTCGGCATAACCGCCACCGTTCGGACCTGCTTTAACAGGCCAAGGCGGATCGGCGACGATGCAAGCAAAGCGATTCATCTCACCCATTCTCCTTCACCCGACTTTTGATCCGCTCGACCGCCGCATTGAGCTGGGAGAAGCGGAGCCCGTTCTCGGCGGCGAGCTGCTTGAACAGGCCCCACGGACGTTTGCCGGGGTGCATGAGGTATTCGAGGGCGACCAGGTGCGTCTTCTCGCAGCGCGGACGGCCACCGACGGACCGGGACGAGTTGTTGAGGGCGTGGAAGCTCATGGCAGGACCCTCCTGAACTCGACGCGCCAGACCCAGGGATTGACCTGCCAGCCGTAGCCGCGGGATTCGTTGATGGAGTTCCAGAGCGGAATCCAGTATTCGCTTTGCAAAACCTTCTGCTCGCCGCCAACGATTTGAGGAGGGCAGGCACCCTCGGCGATAATATCGAGCGCACCGATGCCCTGCACGCGCTCCGCTCTCACGCTGACGATCTCGAACACCGGCATGAGCGGCCGCAGGTGATTCGGCAGGAAGCGGCCCGGGCGGGATTTGCCTGCCCAGTCTGGTTTCGGCGTGCCAAGGCCGGCGTGCCAGATAGCCGGCGCGGCCATGCCTGGCTTCGGAAGGTCGAGCGGCTTCCGGTCATCCCATTGCTTTCCGACCGCCCACGTCGTCAGCAGGCAGCGGCGTTCGCCCACAACGTAGTCACATTTTCGCTCACCCCAAACACAGCGGGTTTCTCCACTGCCAGTAACTACCCGCCACATTCCTGCCGTCTCGGACGGCTCAAATTGTTGGTCATCGGTAGACAATGGCGGCTTCGGCACGATGACCCTCCTCGTTTGCGTCTTGCGACCAGAGCATGCGGCTACCGCCATCCCGGCTACGAATAAAAGTCCCTTCATTTCCGTGGCGGGTTCTTGGCGAGGAAGTCGCGCAGGGGTTTCATGGACACAGGGACCGGCGACTCGATGAACGCCGACGCCAGCCGGTGAAGCTGGGTGTAGCGCGTGAAGATCGTTTCGCGCGGGAACTCGGGCACAGGCAGACCGGCAAATCGGCACATCTCGTTGTGACTGGTGATGCCGTAGCCAAGCGGACCATTGAGGCCGACGAACAGGACGTGATCGGTGATGGCCTGGCGGACGGCTGCCGGCGTGGGCGCGATGCCCATGCGGTGAAGGATGTTGGCGGCGCGGGCGGTCATGTGAGCTTTTCGTATGCGAGCAGGCGGTCTAGTTCGGCCATGGCCTGTTCGCGGGTGATGTCGCGTCCCTCGTATTTCTTGGCGTAGAAGCCCGCGACGTATGGCTTGAACCAGTCCGAGTGCTCGAGCATGTAGGGCTGGTCGGGGTTGACCTTGCCCTGAATCTGCAAGTGGCAGCGTTGACATAGGGCGAGGAGGTTCCACCAGAGGCAGTTCGCCTTGTTGCCGTCCAGATGGTGAACGGTGCCGATGCGCCATTGGGCCACGACGCGATAACGAGGCTTCGCTAACATGCCGCCCTCGATCAAGGCAGGAATCGTGAGGTTGTTTTCGACTTCCAGCACGTCGCCACCTTCGAACTCGATACCAACGGGCTTTCCGTGGCGGCATTGATTGTCGCACGGCGTCCACTCGCCCTTGCCGTGCTCGCCTTTGCGATAGGGATGTCCGCAGCGGATGCAGCGATGCCCTGCAGCGGCCCATGCGGTGTCACTGCTGGTTTTCCAGTCGGGCGGGTATTCCCCGGTTATGTTGAGGACGCGCGGCATGTTACTTCCCCCTCGCATTCACCAGCGGTTGCAGCGCCTTCACCAGCGAGGTCCGGGCCTGGCGCACGAGCGAAGCCTGATCATCGGCGATCCCGTCCAGCTTCAGGTGTTCAAGGGCATCCTGCGCGCTGTCCAGATGCGCAAAGGCATCCTCGGCGCCCTGCATGATGAGCCGTAGCTTCGTGGCGATCTGGTCAGCCGCTTCCCCGTAGGGTTGGCCTTGCGCGGGCTTCATGCCGGCCGCTTCCATGATGTGCGCCATGTGGTAGGCCAGAAGATCCTCCCGGGATACGCCGCGGTTGAGCAGGACGCCGACGGCTTTCGCGTCCCACAGTTCGATCATGCCCGGCTCGATGCGGCAGGTGATGTCCAGGACCCTGCCAACGTGCTTCTCGCACCAGCCGACGATTTCAATCCGGATGGCGTCGGCGCGGTCGTAGTCCTCCTTGGGCGAACCGTTGTCCAGGTCCTCCTCCTTGGCGACGCGCGGGGTGACGATCTTGACCGTCTTGCCCTCTTCCAGCCACTTGCGAACGCGGGATAGCATGGCGGGGACGGGTTCGCCGATCCGGCCGTCAATGCTGAGTTGGGCGAGCGTGCCATCGAGGGCGACGGCGATGTAAGGGGCAGGTTCGTCTGCGGGGGTGCGGGTCATTGGGAAATCAGTTGAGTTGAAGAGCGGCCTTGACGGAGCGCGCCACATAGCGGCCAAGCGACAGCGGCACGCCGTTGCCGAGACAGTGGACGGCGAAGGCCCGGCCAGCCTTGTATTGCATCAGGCGTTCGCCGACTTCCTCGGCGCCCTGCAGCCTGGCGTATTCCATCACCGACAGGTCGCCCGGCAGAAACCCCTTGTCCCGGCAGTATTGCGAATCGCTGCTGCCGCGCTTGTAGGTGCTCGCCATGACGCTGTGCGAGAACTCGCCGGTAGCCTTCCCGCCCGGTTCCCATATCATCATCGGCCACGTCCAGAAGGCGCGCGTCCGCATCGTGTGCCCGCCGCAGTCGCAGTCCCGCAGCACACAATGGAACCAGTCGGGCGGGATGTCCGCATGTCCGACCACCCCGCGCACATTCTCCATCACGGAGAACTTCGGCTGCGCCTCGCGGTGGATCCGCAAGAATTCCGGTATCAGGTCTACTGCATCCGTGCCGTTGATCTCCGAGGCATTGCTGTGAACCTGACACGGCGGACCGCCAATGATGCCGTCGAAGATTCCGGCTGGCACATGGAAACGCCGTATATCCCCCCCCCATAGCAGGTCAGGCCCGCGAACGACCGTGAAGCCTTCTTCCTCGAAGGCACGATCGAGCAGGCCAATCCCCGGGAATGTGGAGAGGACGAGCATTTGCTAATTGGCTTTCCCGTCCGGCTCCGGCTTCCGCAGGTTGACGATCGGCGGCAGGCTGCCCGACGGGACGCCCTGCGGGTGCATCGCCATCATCTTCTTGGTGTAGAGTTCGCGCGCGGCCGTCGGCAGGTCCTTGGCCCGCGTGAGCGTGAGCTTGACCCGCGGCTCCGTGCGGCCCGGACGCTGCTCGGACAGGAACACCGTCTCGATGAGCACGTTTTGCCCGAGGGCGATCTTGAGCCGGTCCTTGAGGGTGAGTTTGCAGGCGACGACGCCGAACGTCGTGTAGCGGATAGGCGGCATCACTTCACGGTCAGTGCCACCGGCGGGGACTTTGCTGGGCTGGATGTTTTTGTTGGACATGGTAAAACGGGTTACTGGCGATGGTCGGTGGCTCTCTCGTATTCCTCGGCTGCGGCCTGGCTGAGTGCGGCAGCGTCGATTTCGTCGGAGAGCGTCGGGTTGAGTTCGAAGAGTTCGAGGCGCGTCAGGCGCATGGTTTCGCTGATGATGACGGTGTAGCCGTGGACGGCATGGTGGAGGGAGTCGTATTCGATCTCCTCGAAATAGAATGGGCGGGCGTCCTTCACCGGGGCGAAAACGCGAGGTAGCAGAGCGCCAGCAGGCCGGTGACAACGGCGGCAAGCACAAGCAGACAGAGGAGCGCAAAGCGCACCTTGGCCCGTTTGCCTGTCTCGCCGCCGTTGTCCCGGTTGCCCATTGGGGTTAGGGTGTTAGCGGATCTGCGGCGGCGGGGTGACGGAACCGGTGCCGAGCATCACGGGGACGCCGGTATCGGTTTCGATCTGCGCCGCGATGGCGTTGAACGCGGCCTCGATGACCTTGAACGGCCGGTCGAGAACGTAGTGGAACGCCACTTTGCCGCTGTCGCTGATGCGGAAACGGAGGCGTGCGGTGATGTCCACGGACTCTTGTCCGACAAACGGCGTGAGCCGGACGATCATGCGGCCCGGGAACTCGGCCTTCTCCTCGCGACGGCCGGTGGTCTCGGCGATCGTCTCGGTGTATTCGAACTCGATGGCGCCGGTCCGCAGGTTCTTCCCGCTCTTGAACGTCACGTTCCGCTTGCCCTCGAGGAACTGCACCATGTCGAGCAGGGCGCCCGCGTCGGGCTGCACGAGATCCTGCGCGTTGTCCTCGATGAACTCGGCGAACTGCTCCTGGTTGAACGGGCTGTTGTTCTTGGCGATCCAGCGCGTCCACTCGGGCGTCGCGGCGAGGTTGAGCTTGCAGATGTGCTCGCCCCAGTGAGCCGCGACGGGCGTGGCCGCATCCTGCTTGTCGTGGTAGTCGAGGATGGCCTTGAACGAGCCGCCGGTCTCGGTCGCGACGCCAAAGGCGACGGTCTGCGCCGTGATCTTGAAGCGGTTCAGGTAGTCGATGAACGACTGGTGCTCGTAGAGCTCAACCACGGCGCGCGGGCGCTTCGGGTTGGCGTCGAGCAGTTCGTTCTCGAGGTTGACGACACTGCCGCTGGGGAACACGGCCACACCGGAACGGGCGACGTTCAGGGTGGGCTGGTTGAGTTTGGCGCAAAGTTCGGCGACGGTCTGCGCTTCGGACTTGATGGTATCCATATCGGTATTGGCTGAGGTTGTGGTTTACTGGGAAACGGCCTTGGGCGCCGCGGTGGAGGCTTCGGCCTTCGGCTCGTCGCGGACGTTGACCAGCGTGAGCTTCATTTCGGCCTGGCCGGGGTGCCGGCGCGTGAGGTTGCTATCCTCGTCGGCGAAGAAGGTTTCGCCCTTCGCCTTGGGCTTCGGCGAGGCCACAGAGATGTCGGGAACGACCTTCAGGAGCGGCACGTCGCCGACGCCGGAGCCGTTGGGCACGATCTCGAGCGTGATGGTCAGCTTGCCCTTGAGCTGCTGTTTCTGGACCTTGCTGGTGAGTTCGCGCAGGGCGTCGTCAGCGGAGACAAGGAAGGAACCGCCTTTGAGAGCGGCCAACGTGGAGACGAAGACGCCGGAAGATACGGCGACGGGGGAGGGAGATTTGGGCTCCGTGGTCTTGGCTTGATTCATGGTGATGAATTGCGGGTTGAGGGTGATTACTTACCGGCGCCCCTGCCCCCGACTGGCCTTCCAGAGGGCGAATATCTTCGCGCCGCTGGCGTTCGTCAGGGACTGGCCCGGAGGATTGGCTTCGAGGTCAGAGACGATCCTCGCCACCTTGGCCTTCGAGCCCTTGGGAATCCGGTTTTCGCGGAGGAGGGATTTCATCGGTTACTTTCCCGCCGGGGTGATGGCCGCGAGGAAGTCCTTCGGCTTTCCGAGGATCTTCTCCGCCATGCTGGCGCGGACATCGAGGTAGGAGCCGCCGGCCGGGATGGCGCCCTTGCCGAGCAGCCAGGCGTTCGCGTGCTCGACGTGCTGGGGATCCAGCAGTTCCTTGAGCAGCGTCTTCTGGTCTTCGGTCGCGCCGGCGGGCTGCTGCTGGGTGGCGGTGCCGGACGCCGGGGTGGTCTGGATGTCGATGACGGGGGCGTCGGTGGTGTCGCCCTCGGTTACGCAAGTGCCAGTGATGCGCTCGTAGACCCGGGCTTTGAGTTTCCGCTTCGCCTTACCAATCGCGCCGTCGGCACCCATGCCTTTGTTCATCCGAATGGAGAACTGGGCATTCTCGATCTTGCCGACGATGCCCTTCCACTTCCACGAGGCGGAGGCGGTCACGATGGCCTCGGAATCGCTGACGATCCGCGGCACCGAATAGGTGTCCTTAAAGTCAGTGAAGAACCCCTTGCGGCCAAGGCGGGACAGCGCGCCCTCAAAACCTTCGCGGGTGATGTATCCGCGCCCAGCAATGATGTTCATTTCATTGCCGACGACCTTAAACCCTTTCAACACGGCCTCGATGAAGGCGTCGCGGACGACCTCGACCGGATAGCCTCCGGTGGAGTCTTTATCTGTCCGAAAACCTAATGGGGTTCCCTGCAGGGCCATGATGGGAGCCATCACTTCGTGGGTGAGCATGGCCTTGAGTTGGTTGATCGCGTCCGCGAGCATGATAGCGGACTCAAACTGGCCCTTGTTCTCGGTGAGGAGCGCCAGGCTGTTGTTGTCAGCAAACTGATCCAGCTCGGCGATCTTCGGGAGAAGCTTCGCCAAGGATGCGCTGAGGGATGACGGCTTGACGACGGCTGGCGCCTGCATGCCGGTGGACGAAAGCAGGTCGGACTGGGCCGACTCGTGCGCGGGAGGGTTATGTTTGCTCATGGGATTATTTCGCAGTTTGGGTTACGGTTACGGGACAAAAAAAGGAGCCTCAGCCGCGCGCCGCTTTTGCGGTGCGAGCATTGTTGCCGACTTGCCCGCCGGGGCTTGAAGGCGTTTTGCCGGAAGAGTTCCCGGCTGAGGCAGAGTGTTTGCGCTTCGTCTCGTCGCCCAGGGTGCGCCAGTGCGCGAGGAACGCCGACGGCTTGATGCAAAGCCGGCCATGTCTGACGATCACATCCAGCTTCACGTCCGGATCGTCGCGCCATTGAACAAAGCGCGACTTGCTCGCCCACGGCTTGAAGAGTTCGACGGGCGAGTATTCGTCACTGAGCAGCGACAGCACGAGCGAGAGTCCGGCCCGCTGCACGCGCTGGCCTTCCTCCATGAGCACGTCCACGAGCTTGCGGGCATCCTCGCCTACCTCGGAGCCGGCTCCTTGAATGAAGGATTCAGCCTGCTTGAGGGCGGCAAGCGCGCGGGTGCGGTCGGGTGCTGTGACGATGCTGGGCATGGTCAGGCGAGCGTGAACTCGTTGGGCTTGGCGGTCTCGGGCTTGGCGTGCGCGTCGTGCGAGAGGACGTTTTCGGCGGGGGCCTCGGCTTTACCCGCAACCTCGCCGTTCTCGATGATGATCGAGCAGGCGTCATCCTTTCCGACGCGCTCAACGAACACCTGCAGATTGTGCTCGGCGGCGAGTTCGGCCAGAAGCGTCATGCTTTTCGCGTCCAGCAGTGAGCCGTCGCGGACGATCATCACACGGAGCTTCGGATTGAGCGCGGCCGACATTGCGACGGAGATGCGCAGTTGCTGGGCGCCGGAAGCCTGGGCGAAGGGGATGCCCTGATAGGTCACGCCGTTCTCGTCAAAGCTGAGGCCAGCGATCGGGAACTTGGCAGAGGAGAGCACCGACTCCTTGTTCTTGTCGATGGCCTCGATCTTGAGCGTGAGGTCCGCGGCCTTGGCCTGATGGCCCTTGAGTGCGGTAATGGCGTCCTCGCGGAGCGTGTTCTCGTGAACCTGCTTGTTGGTCACGGCGGCGCCGGCCAGCTTGGCGCGGATCGGGGCCTCGTCGGTGGGCTTGAACTCGTAATCGGCGGCAATGGCTGCGTCGTGTTCTGCGGCAACCGCCTTTTCCATGGCTTCCTGCGGGGCGATCATTTCGCGCGTCTGGCGAAGACGCTCCTCTAGGTCCAAAATCTCGCGGCGAATCATGGCGGTCTTCTGCCGTTGGTCTTTCAACGAGGACGCCTTGGCGCTGATCTTCTCCGTAAGGTCGTGCTTGGTCGCATTATGCTTCTGCGCCGCCTCAAGTTCGGCCATCACGTCCGCCGTGCTAACCTCGAAAGCGGGGGCGTCCTTGTGAAACGGCATCTGTTCAACGCGAGCGGAGACCTGCGCGACGGTCCGGTTGACGAGGGTGCGCTCATCATAGAGGGCCTTGCGGCTGCTGTCCTGCGCGCTGAAGTCGATGCCGACCAGCTTGCGGAGCGCCGCGGCCTGCTTGGTCGCGTCCAGGCGGGTGAAGGCCAGCGGGTCGAACATGAGCTTGCCGGTCAGCGCGTCCAGCATGGCCTGCGGACTGGGGTAGCGGGCGCCGTCCTTGTTCTCCACGACGAGGGCCGTGCCGCCGGCTGCCGTAAAGGTCCGCTTGATGATCAGGCCGTTGTCGAGTTCGGCGATGATCTTGGCGTTCTTCTGGCCCTTGCGGACGGGCATCACCGGGATCTCGTCGCCGCCGCCGAAAGCCATGGCGATGGAGTCGAGCACGGAGGTTTTGCCTGCCGCATTGTCGCCAGCGATGACGACGACGTTGCCCTGCGGGGTGATGGTGACGGCGGTCAAACGCTTGATGTTCTCGGCCTGTAATGCGATGATCTTGGTCATTTTGATTCGGGGTTGAGTTGCCAAAGTGTCTTCGGGCTGCCGTTGCTGCTCTCCACGGAGCGATAGCCCACGGCGACAATGATGCCCTCACGCTTGCACCGCATGGCGATCGAGCCCCACGCGCGATCATCCGGGGCCTTCTCGACCGAGACGCCAAGGCGAACATCCTCGGTGGTGAACTGGCGCGTGCTGCCCGTGGTCTTCGCGTAGGCGACAAAGGCATCGTAGGCGGCTTTCACCCAGCCAGGGTTACGACGTTCGGCCGCATCCGCACAGGCTTGGGCAGCCATCACGCCGCGCTTTTGCGCCACCTTCAACGGGAGTTCGGTTTGGGTGGTCATGCGGTTCTACGAATGAAGCAGACGAGCATTGAGCCAAAGAGCCGGTAGCACCGTTTACCGTCGTAGGTCGCATAGGCGCTCTTGCGCCACCAGAAATCGAGGATGCGGCTCACGACATCACCTCGCGTTTCATCTCTTCCTTGTGGGTCTCGAGATAAGCGAGCATGTGGACGCCGGCCTTGCGGGTCTCGGCGGAAAGCTTTTGCGCAGCGTGCAATCGGCACATCGTCCGCATGTGGTCGAACATCTCGTTGAACGCGGCCTCGCGGATTATCGCCGGGGGGAGAGCGGGGATATTGAGGGCGGGGGCTTTCATTTGCTGCCCTCGATGCGGTAGCGGATCACCGCTTCCTTGATTTCGTCGTCCTTCCGGTGGCGCGCGAAAAACTCTTCGAGTGCGAGCTTCACCATATCAGGCTGCTTGAGTCCGGTGCGCCGGCTGATTGAGGTAAGTTTCTTCTGCAGCGCACCTAAGCGAACAGATGTCGGGGTTGGCATGACCCGCAGCAAAAGCTTATTGAAAACTACAGTCAACTACCATCTACTACTTCTGACTACGCAGGTAGGTAATGACCCTATACTGAAATGCTTTACATACTGTTTGTAGTTGTTATCTGTTTTGGTAGATGAAGTCGAAGATTCCACGCAGCGTAAGGCTTACTGAGACAACCGAAACCCGGCTGTCCGGCCTGTTCAAGGAGTGCGCCGGCTTGGCCTTCCCCGAGATACTTAATATCGCCGTGGATGATTTTATCGACCGCTGGAATGCTGGCGAAAGACCTGTCTGGACTCCAAACGGCATGCGCCTTCGCGTGCTCAGGGAGAGCGAAAACGTCGATTCCCGGAAAGAATCAGACACCAGAAAGGACAGGTCTTTAGATCCCCCTAAACGGGGGACGCGCAAATCCGGCATCGGGCCAGATGTTGCTTTTCGACGCTCCGCCTGAAAAGCAGTCTTTGCCGGAAGAACAGCACAAGGCGGACATCCTGTTATTCCCAGACCTGTGGACGATAGACCAGAAGAACCCCCGCGTGAAGTAGAGCGCCAGCGCGACGAACTGAAGGCTGCGCTGGTCGGCCTGCTGATCGCCGCGACCGTCGGACCGTTTATTTACTGGCTGATGGACGCTTTGCGGTAGCGGCCTGCAACTCCTGCTCTTTCTTCACGCGCCGGGCCCAGGTGTGGAGATGATCGACCATCTGCGCGAAGTCCTCGTTGAGCTCATAGGCTTCCGCGATAGCCTCCATTTTCCTCCGCTGCGGTTCACTCCAAGGGGCCTGGCCGTCGGTGATCGAGAAAGGCGATTCGCCCTTCTGCATGTGCAGGATCATCGGCCGATACTTCATCGGCGTCATGTCATGCAGGAATGCCACGATCAGGTCACACTGCTCCCGCGGATCGTCGCTGATGGCCTCGGCGATGGCCTGCAGCTTGTCGTGCTCGATGTAGGTCCACAGGCCCTGCTTCCAGCGGGTGAACTGCGATGCCGGGGTGTTCTTGAGGCTCTTCACGAGCTGGCGGACCGGGATACCCTTCTGCTCGAGCTTGGCGGCACACAGCGCGCCGAAGCTGATCTTCGCGGATGACATTTGGGGCATGCCCCACCTATGAAACCTATTTTGCGAATGTCCACCCCGAATGCCGGACCACCTAAATTCAGGTGGTTCGCAGCGCCGGTGTCCTTCCCAGCCTACCCGGGGCGTTCCTGAGCCCGAGCGGACGCAGCCGGCGGTCAACCGATTCCCTCGAAACACAGAGCACCGCGGCGATGAACGCTGACTTGTGGCGCCGGATCGCCATGCCGATGATCAGAGACTCGAGACCGGTCATGCGTTCGCGCACCCTCGTAGCCTCGTCGCCCGTCGGATAGTGGCCGGCACGGAACCGGTCTCCCTCCTCCGGGCTGGGCTTGCTCCAGTCTCCGGCCCAGGATGACGGATCCCCGAGGCGGTCGCGGTAAAGGCTGCGGTCGAGGGTCAGCATTGGGCTGTGCGGGTGAGCGGCGCCGGCAGGAAGTCGGGCACCGAAGTTATCTGCACCGACCTCCGGGCCGGATCGAAGTTGAAATGCACGTCGGCCTTCAGGTGAATCTCGGTCCCGCCGGCCTCGATCGCGTAGCCGCGCAGACGGTAGTATTCCATCGCGACCATTCGGCGGAACTGCTCAACCGCGGCATCGACAAACAATTTCTCCGAGGTTCGGATCTCGTCGGCCAGGCTCTCCTGAGTCTGACCCTCCTGCGCGGGTGAAGTGGATTTCGACATTCGGCGTTGCCTAAGTTTAGCTATCTTGCGAATTCTGCTTTCCAAGCTAAAAAGCAAAACCCTCTCGGAAGTTGCGCTTCGCGAGAGGGTTAAAAGTGGTGCGGGCATAGGGAGTCGAACCCCAAACCTCCAGATTCGTAGTCAGCAAAACTGGCAACACATAGCGCCACACTTAGGAGCGCCACGGGCTATCACCCTAAACGGTGTTCGCTATATAGCGCTATACGCTTTTCGGTTTGCAATGTTCTTGCCTAAGTGACGTTTTGAGGATTTGCCTAAGTTTTGCCCAAGGAGACGACGATATGCACGATGAATCCACCCAGTTCCTGACCCGAAATCTCAGCGTGTCCGTGTGGCGCGCACCCTTCGCCGACAAGACCGGCGCACAGTGCTGGGGCAATCAGTGGTATTGCCGGAAGATGGTCGCCGGGAAGTCCGTCCGGTTCCCGCTCGGCACCAATAAGCGCACCGCCGAGAAGCTGGCCGAAGAGATTACCGCGTTCCTGTCGATCCCGACCAACACCCTCGACATGGCGTTGGCGAAATACAACCCGCGCCGCGCCGCGCGCAACAACCACGTCGCGACGTTCACGGACATTGTGACCACTTACGAGAGCGCGCTGGGCATCATCGGCCGGAAGGGCAAGCCGGTCAGCGCGTCCAGCTTCAAGGGCTACAAATCGTTTCTGGCGTCCCTGCTCCGCAAGGTGGAGTCCTACCGGACCGGCAAGCCATTCGTGTCCTTCTTCGGAAAGAGCAACGTCGATTACTCGCCCTGGTTCGATCAGCCGACCGACATCCTTACGACGAAGTTCGCGATGGACTTCAAACTGGCGTCGATCCCGCAGGACGACGATGCCGACGAGGACGACATCCTGACGGCCAAGATCACCGCGGACACGACACTGCGCAATGCCCGCGCCTTCTTCTCCAAGATGGCTGTGCGCTACTACAAGGAGGTTGGGCTGAAGCTGCCGGACCTGAGCGGCTTCATGTCCGAGCCGGATTTCGGGGCGAAGCGCTACTTTGAGCTGCTTCCGGCTGAAGTGATCGTTGCCGTGATGCGCGCCTCGATCGAACTCAGGATTGCCGACGTGGACACCTACCGGGCGTTCCTGCTCTGCATGCACTGCGGGTTCCGCCGGGCCGAGGCAATCGCGTTCAAGCCCCATTGGCTCCGGCAGGACGACCGGCCCATGATTCACATTGTCGCCGGCGGAGACTTCAAGCCGAAGCACGGGCACAGCCGCAAGATCGTCATCGAGCAATGGGTGTTCGACCTGCTCAAGGAGCTCGGACCGGTGAAGGACACGGCATCGCTCGACAGGCTGAACGAATGGATGAAGGACTTGATCCCCGCGGAGTTTGCGGTCAGCAAGGCCGTGCATGAGATGCGCAAGCTCTTCATCAGCTTCAAGGCCAAGACCGAGGGCATCCATGCCGCGGCGAACCAGGCCGGGCATCGCGACGTGAAGGTGACGACTCAACACTATGCCGATTCGATGATGAGCGAGCGCCTACTTCCGCTCTGGAAGCAGCCGACGGAATCTGCTATCTTACAATTCAAAATCGCATGAACCGCCGCACATTCATCATCTCCTCGTTCATGTTCGGTCTGCTGCTGGCTGTCGGCGTGAAGCCGAAGCATGTTCCTGAGCGCCAAAGGCCGGCATCTGTATGGATCAACAACTGCGTATTTTCGTTTGACCGCGGCGCAACATGGACGGACGTGGTGCCGCCGAACGGGACTCCGATTGAGCGGATATACTCACCGAGAGGAACCTACGTTGAGCAGACCAATCCCATGCACATGCCGTCGCTGCACGCCAAGCTGATCGGGCCGAACCGTGTCGAGTGGCACGCCTCATTATGAACCGCCGCACCTTCCTCTCCCGCCTGCTGGTCGGCCTGCTCGCCGCTCCGGTTATCGCCAAGGTTATCAGCGAGCCGAAGCCGGTGGGGCTATACTTCGATGGCGTGAACGACTATATGCGCTGCAAGCCGTTTAAGCTGGATGGCCAGCAGACGGTGCGCTTCGTTCCCGGCGTCAGCGGCAACTACGCCAGCGCGCCGGATTCTGCCATGCTCACCATCACGGGCGACCATGAGTGGTTCTTCGACGGCAAGACGCTGCGCCACATCGCCCGGTCCTGCTGATATTGCGGTGAATAGCCTGGCATAAAAAGGCCCCGACCGTGGCCGGGGCTCGCTCCGCTTGGAGGCGCTTTGCTGCCGTTACTCGGTCGGCGTCAGATCGACATAGAACTTCTGGCCCGGGACGAATTGCCCGAAGAGGGCAGGATTCGTTATCTCCAGCTTCATGTCGCCTGATGGGGTCCAGCGCGCGAAGGAATTATCCTCCGATTCGCCGTTCGGGCCGAATGGCTGCTTGCCGCACACGCAGGAGAACTTGACCGTCTCCGAGTAGCGACTTTGAGCCGGATCGTATGGAACGACCGTCTGAACCTGCATCTTTGCTCTGGTTGTCATTTTGGTTTGTTTCTCCGGCAACGTTATGCCGCCGGAAAGTCTAATCCGCCCCGCCCGAGGCATATCCGATCTTCGCATCCGAAATCAGCAGCCGCCCGGAGTTGAACACCACGGCGACGACGCGGATCCGGACCTTGTAGCCAAATAGATTGAGCGGCACCCGGAACGTGTCGTCATGCGCGCCATGGATGAGCCCCTTCCACTTGCCCGAGGTCCGGCCGGAGTCGGTTTCAGCGTAAACACCCACGTAGGCCCGGCTGCCACGCTCGAAGGAGAACTTGGCCTCGAGGAAGTTTTTGAAAACGCCGGGGGCGCCGATGTCCGTCCATGGGAATTCAAACCGCGCCAGATATGCGTTGTTGAAGAACTGGGTGGGCGTGTAGCTGGCCGGCGTCAGCGTGGCCAGTGGGCCCAGCGGCGTCGCCAAGCCTACCGTATCGGCTCCCACGGTCTCTAGCGCGGTCGTCAGCACCCCATCGGAGTCAACCACCAAGGAAACGAAAGGAACGCCGGCAACAGGGGTTGGCGTGGCGACACCAATCGCGTAAGCAGCCCCCAGCGCCGTCCCCTTGGCTTCGAGGTCTTCCGCCTCTTGCTCGCCAATGTCCGCCAGGTCAGCGTAAAGGCACTCCCCGGCCTCGGTGATGACCGCGAGCATGCCGGCGCCCAAGGAACTGATCAGCGTGCTCACAATGGCCGCAGGATAGCGAATAGGGCCTGCCACGGTCCGAGTGCGCTCGTTGTAGACCCACAGCGCCGGCCGCTCGTCCAGGGAATTCGGGATGAACATCCAGAAAAGCCGGTTCTCTCGGTCGTAAAGGGTATGATAGCCGCTGGTCAGGATCGGACGCTTTGCCAGCTTGTTCCAGACGCCGGCGCCCTGCTCGGTGGCAATGTCGATCGCCCGACTCCCGCGCTTCTCGAACGGACCGGACCGGACGGCCTGATCCTGGTAAACCTCCAAGTCCCGCCCAAGGTAGAACGCGGCATCCCCCTGCAGGTCTTCCCCGCAGCAATGGGGGTTGATGGCACTGGCGTTGGCCGCGCTGGAGCTTTGCTGGCACTTCCAACCGTCAGCCGAGCCGTCCACGCCGTAAAGGTTCACCGGCTTGTCGTCGGTATGAACCGTGACGTATTGCTGAAAGACGGACAGGCTGGTGATGCGGGCTGCTTTGCCGCAGGGTGCCACGTCGATGTAGGAAATGGAGAGCGAGCGCACGCCGTCCACGAAGGTCTCGCCGGCATTGGGCGGATCGGAGATCCAGACGCGCATCGGGAGAGCCGCATTGCCGGCGGCGAAGATCGAGCGGTTGACGTGCTGGCGGAATACCGTGCAGGGCGGGATGCGGACGCGGGAGATGGTGTTGGGGCTGGCTGGCGTTGAAGCCGGACCAAAGACGGCCAAGCTGCCACCGGCGCCGCCAGACCACACAAGGTTGTCATTCCCGGTCACGCCGTTGCCCAAGATGATGCGGCCGGCGATGGGCGAGGCAAACCACTCAGCGTCCGGGTCCTTGTCGCGGTAGACGGTCCCGGTGGTGGCCGTGATGACGACGCTGCCGGTGCTGTCGAGGTCGGCGTTGCTCGAGCTGCCACCGACGTAGAAGAAGCCGCGGCATGTGTGGTCCTGCAATGACCAGCAAACGAGAAAGGTATGGCCGTTCTTGGCGACCTTGACGAAGTGGGCCTTGGCTGCGTCGGCGCCGGAGAGCGCGGTCTCGATGTCGGAGCCGATGGCGGATTTGCCCCAGAGAAGTTTCCAGTTGGGACCGGCACAGAGGGCGCCCTGGGGGTATGGGATGAGGTCGCAGATGCGCAACACGGTCCTATCTTGATCCGTGGAGTTCTCGCGTGTTTCTACCGGCCTGAACGAAGATATGGGAAAGTATTCGATGTGTCATGCTACCGAGCAAAAGACACGGTTCGGCGGTTGCATTTGCCTTGCCGTTCGTCATTCAGCGCACTTGGCTAAACAGCGAAAAGCCGCCCGTATTCAGCGAGCGGCCTTTCTACACCAGCCATGAAAACACTCACGGAAGATGCTCCCGCCATTGCTACACCTGCCATCGCCCAGGTCAATCCTGACCTGCTTCAACTCACCGACGCCGAGGCCGCGCGCTTCTGGGCGAAGGTGGACAAGAACGGGCCTGTGCCGGCGCATAGACCGGAACTGGGACCGTGCTGGGTTTGGACGGGCGCAAAGGATAAGGATGGGTATGGCAGTTTTTGGCGGCGCTGCGGTCAGATCCGGGCGCACAGGACATCCTTCGTCACGTCCTGTGGTCCAATAGATGGCAGTGCGCTTGTCTTGCACCACTGCGACAACCCATCGTGCGTAAACCCCCTTCATCTTTTCCATGGCACGCATGCCGATAATATGGCGGACAAGGTCGCGAAGGGGCGATCTCCCACGGGCGACAAGAACGGAAGTAGGACCCACCCCGAGTGTCTTTTGCGCGGGGACGACCATCCGTTTCGCAAACGCCCTGAGCTTATTCGGCGCGGCAATGCCCACTGGGCGCGTATTTCACCTGAAAAACATGCAAGAGGCGAACGCCTTTCAAATTCCATACTAACCGATAACGCCGTTCGGGAGATCAGGCGTCGCTACACTCCGCGCGCGGTAACCCAGCAAATGCTCGCCGATGAGTTTGGTGTCGAACGATCACTCATAAGCCTGGTCGTCCTTCGCAAAGCGTGGAAGCATATCGCCTAATCCGAACTCCCTCATCCTACACGTCCGGCTGGCTGGTCGGCGGTTGCATTTGGGGCGGAGTGAACGGCATCAGGCGGTTCAGGGCAGCCTGTCGCTTCTTGCAGCCGCCGCAGGGCTTGATGCCGACGGCCTTGGTGGCGCTGGCGATCACGTCGCCGAGGCCGCGCCATGGCTGGCCATTGGCGGGAACAATTGGGCCAACGGTTATTTTTTCGTTTTTCATACAACCTCCACGATTTCACAGCGGTCAACCGTCCATCCCAAAGCGCAAGTTGCGCTTGGTCCCGCCGTCCATGAAGTGGTTTCTTCGCACGCGGTGGCCGTAAATGCCCAATTCACTGACGTTTCAGATGCGTCAGAACCGATAAAATAAACCGTAAGAGAGTATTCGTGCCCAATCTGGAGGCATGTGGCGTTTCCCCGAACCTCCATTGAGATGCAGACATCGCCACAGCAATCCCCTAGCTCGGGTTCCCAGCATGAACAGTTATAAGCGCATAATCCATCGTCTATCGGAACATCTATGCACACGCAGTCTTCCCCGAATCCCTCCTGGTAGTTTTCATTCCCTGTTCTGTGGCACTCGAACGTGCATGCCGGTTCGCATATGGGACACCCGCAGCACGGCAAGCACGTCGCCGCGATGCTGAACCCGGCGTATGATGTCCAGTTTACGCTCATGCCACAAAGAAGTAGTAGATTCCGGGTGTGGTGGTCGGGTCGGCCGAGTCCCGCCCACATGCCGCGAACTCCTGACTGAACATCAGGGTCGGATTTATAGCGGTGATAACACTGCTGGCTACCGTCACCGTTCCGATCAAGTAATACGCATGTGTGTCGCTGTCCGTCGTGACGCCCGTGGTATTGCTGCTGATGGTCGCTGCGGTCACATCGCCGGCCGCATCAATCGTGGCGTCAATGAAGATATACCAGGTGCCATTGGTGCCGGACACGGTGATGTCAGTGGCCACGGTGGTTGGGACGATGCCGCCAACCGTGCCATACTTGACGTTGACCTTTGTAGTCGGGTCGGTCGCTGATTCTTGAAGGTAGAGCGGGGGGATTATACCGCCTCCGCCTCCGCCTGCCGCTTCGGTTTTCAGACGGTCAATACTGCGATCGAATCCGTCGAATCGGAGTTCCGGGACCGGCGTGAAGGGCGGTCGCGCAGCCGGAGCGGATGAAAGCGCCCCCAGCGTGCTGCGAAGATTCTCCTGCGTGCTGTTCTGCGCGGCGCGGACTTTCTCCCACGGCATCAGGTCACGCTTGGCGGGTTTTTGGGCGTCTGGCATCAGGGGAAGGTGTAGCTGGTCTTGGTAATCCGATAGATCACCGTGCCGTCCGTGGCGGTCAGATACGGCTCGTTATCTACGTGCAGCAGTTTGGTCTCTGCCGATGGCCGCGAGGTTGGCGAAGACGATGTGATGACGGCGGACCACGTATCGCAGAGCACGCCGTTGTAATTGCTGGCCGAGCCGCTGATGCTCGTTGCGTCCCCGAGGTATCCGCCAAGGGCCGACTGCCTGGTCTGGGCAATGCCGGTATCCGTCGGAACCCACGTCTCGATCAGCCCCGCGTAGTAGGACACTCCGTAGGGCGCGGTCGTATCCTGCGTGGCGCTGTAGCTGACTTCCACGCTGGCGAGCAGGGTCATCTGCGTGGGCGGCAAAAGCGTGAGCTGGTTGCTCGTGAATGAGGCAAGGCCGGGCCGGTGCCATGGAATCGTCTGCCGGCGGGTCTGCGTTGCCGGGGGCTTCTTGTAGACCGCCGTGTTGACGTAGTATCCGCTGTGTGGACGCTGCTCCAGGCTGATGAGGTAGGCCGTGCCGGTGCCAGGATAGGCTGGCGTGGTGGCAGCCACGTTGTAGTCGGTGACGTGATACAGGAGCGCGCCGTCGGGCTCTCCTCGGGTCTCGATGCCGGCCTGCCCGTCGCCCTCGGCCCAGCGGTAGTCGTAGACGGAGAAGCCTTCAGTCAGCCGCACAGAGGAGTCGAACAGCGTCACCGTGCCGCCAATCGTGGCCGTGGGGGTTGTCGGCGCGCTGCCGAGCTTGATGCGGTGATAGATCACCAAAGCGCCGCTGGCGCTGATTTGCGACTCGTCCAGCACCTGCCCGACGCCCTTGGCCCATACCGTCGTCCAGATGCGGTGCCCGTCGGCGTCCTGGTAGGTGCGGCCGATCTCGACCGATCCGAGCAGGCTGGCGGGCTGCACCGCGGCTGCTGGGGCGACTAGGTGGCGGATCGTGGTCCGGGTGATGCCGGTCGTGCCCTGGTCGTCGGACTGCGAGTAGTCGATGTCCCGGCTGATTTCCCCGTCCCCCTTGGCGTAGCTGGCCGACCAGATCATGTGGCCGTCGGCCTCCTGATAGCTCGGCCCACCCACCAGCGTATAGCCAGCGGGCGTGCTGATTGGGTTCGTGGCGCTCGGCGCCGTCAGGTGCCGGATGGCGATGCGCAGGAGGGCGCCGTTGTTGTCGCTGCTTGGATCGTAGCTGATTTGGCCCGTGCCCTTGGCGAACACCGCCCGCCATACCTCATGCCCGTCGCGCTCCTGATTGGAAATGCTGGTGCGCACGTAGCCCAAGAGCGTCGCCACCGGGTCGGCCGCGCCGGGTGCGGTCAGGTGCGTGATCGTGGCCAGAAGCAGCGCGCCGTTGTTGCGAGTGTCGTCATCGCGGGAGATTTGGCCGTCTCCCTTGGCGAAGCTGTATGCGTAAACGACATGACCGGACTCCTGCCGGGTTTGCTCCCGGGTGAGGGTGTAGCCGACCGGCGTTGATGGCGCAGTCCCCAGCGCGGTAATCGTCCGCAGCAGCAGCGCGCCGTTGTTCTGGGTGTCGTCGGACTGCAGGACGGTGCCGGTGCCCTTGGCGAACACGGCAGACCAAAGCTCGTGCCCGTCGCGCTCGGCGTTCGTGACCGCGATTTTCACGTAACCGGCGACGCTTCCCCAAGTCGGTTCGGCGGCGCCCGGTGCGGTCAGGTAGTCGATGTCGAGGCGCGATATGCCCACGGAGCCGTCTTCGGTTGTCCCGCCTTGGCTTCGATCTGTCCGCCGGCTGATCTCGCCGTTGCCCTTGGCAAAGCGGTAGGTGTAGGTCTCCACTCCGAGAGGGCCCTTCACGTCCTGGTCAACCAGAGTATAGCCGACTGGCGTTGACGGAACCTCGTTGAAGTGAACCAGCGTCCGAATGAGCAGCGCGCCGTTGTTCTGCGTCGAATCCGACTGCGAGAGCTGGCCGGCTGAAATGTAGGTCTCCACGATCTCGGCGCCTACTCCCTGCTTGTTGATCTTTACGTCGTTGCAGGCTTGGCTGCTGATGACATCGCCGATCGCCGCGGCCAGACCTTCCGCTTCCGAGGCCAGCGCCACGTAGCGCCGCACGAAGCCGTAACGACCATCCTCGAGCTTGAAATGTTGGTCCTCGCCTACGCTGACCTTTGAACCCGCGGTGAACTCCTGGTAGACCTCCGTTAGCCGCAACACCCAGGCGCTCGGCGTCGCTGCCACCTGATCCATGCCTCGTTTGACCAGCAAGGCGGTCGTGAACTCTGCATCGGCGGTCCCGTATGCAAGGAACACCTTGGTCTCGATATTCGCCTGCTGGGTGCCCTGCCCGTTGACGTTGTAGAGCCGGGTGATCGTCCGCAGTCCGTTGAACGCCTTGTCAACGGCCGGCGTGCCAAGCTGGGTAAGGTATTCTCGGTCAGCCATGGTGAGTGATTACCAGTTCCGCGGCAGCCGGACCGCACACCCGGTATCTTTCTGCACGCGACGCATGGATTTGAGCTGATTGCGGGCATCCTCAGCGGCCTTCATGAGCAGTTGCACGTTCCCCGAGTAGCGTCGGCCAGTCGTGTTCATCGCCAGTTTCTCGCGCGCGATGGGAAGCAGGATGTTGTCCACGGCCTGCCCGGGCACGTCTGGCACGTCGGTCCCGGTGGTTACTGCCGACGGGATGGTGTTTGCCCGGACCTCGAGCGAATACTTGCTCTCAGGCAGCGGCCAGACGTGGAAGCGGTTGCCCAGCGCAAAGGTCGGCGCGACGCTCGCCTGGTCGATGAAGTAATACCGCGGATCGCCAACGTCGTAGTAGGCGGACTGGCGGAAGGCGTTGCGGGTGGTCGCGAAGGGCTGGCGCCCGTTGGTCGGGTAGAAGTCCCAGGCTGGTTCCGTCCGCAACCGGAGTTCGAAGTCCGGATCTGGCAGCGGGCCAAGCAGACCGACCCCAAGCAGATTCGGGATGCCGGCCAGACGCACGATGTTCCACGGCAGGACAATCGCGTTGTGGTAGACGGTCGCCGCGTAGTCCCCGGAGTCGCCGTCCCAGACGTTCAGGAGTGCGCTGGTCGATGCGTAGCGATAGAATTTCTCGCCGATCTTGACGAAGGAGCCGATGTAGGTCGCGTTGAAGGCGTAGCCGACCACCGTCGCGCTTCCCGCCGTCAGCGTCAGGGTGGTGCTCACCGGGGCCAGGATGATCGCGGGATGATGCTTCTCGGGGTAGAACGGCTTGGTTCCGTCTACGGGCACGTAGCAATCGAACAGCGCGGCGTTGATGTAGGTGTCGATGTCCGTCTGGTCCTGCGTTGGCAGGTCCGAGAACGTCTCGTAGCCCCACATTGAGCAGAGGGCTGTCCGTAGCTGGGCGAGTGTCTTTTGTGCCATGGTGGTTGAAATAGACCCCGCGCCGCCCTCCTACCACAGACCGGGCCTACCCCTAAGCCCGTCCAGCGGTTGAGCGGCGCGGAGAGTGGTCATGCGGGAGGGGTTTCGGCATGCGGTTTGGGTTTGGCCTGGCGCGGCTTTCGGGCCTTCGCCGGCACGGAATTGAGTGCGGCCGCAGCGCCCTTGTCGTAGGCGGCAATCAGCCGGTTGACGGTTTCCTCGGAGTCGTCCTCGGTCACGATCACCCCGCGGAACAGCGCCATCTCCACGAGCTTGTCAGGCAGGGGCGGTTTGGGGGCTTCCACCGGAATCGTCACGGTCTCCACGATGGATTGCGCGAGGTCGGAGGAGGTAACGGCGAGGTTGTCGGGATTCACCGGCTTGGCCTCGATCGCCACCGGCACGAACACGTAGGCTGTGCTCCGGCGCATCGTCTTGAACAGGTCGTCCACGTCGGCCTGCTTGGTCGGCATGTAGGTGTAGGCCCGCAACTTGGCGTCCCACTTGAAGCCGTAGAGCATCCCGGAGGCACCGTTCACACGGAGCAGCGCGCGGGATCTGGACTCGTTGAGGATCTTGAGGAAGAAGGTCATGGGGATTCGGGTTGTGGTAGGATCGCACTTTAGGGAAAAGCCCCGGACGGAGTGCGGACCGCCCGGGGCTGAGTTTTTCCTATCTGGTGGCTGCGGGCTTAGACGGCCGCGCGAATGTCAACCAGTTCCAGTTCCGGGTAATCCAGAGCGCCCTCGATGAGGAGGTAGTTCGGATACCGGCCCAGCGTGTCCTCAGCCGGCGAGTAGCCGACGATGGACTGAATGCCCTGCGCGTTGATGTGAGCCCGGCCGGAGGTCTTCGACTGGAAATCGTCGGCCCATTCGATCGGGTCAGCCTCGAGCGCGCCCTTGCCCTTGAACAGCGCCTCGGCGCCCATCATCAGGCCGTAGGCAATCGGAACACCCCAGCGGTTGCAGGGGATGATCATCGAGCCCGAGGGGTGCGCGTTGCTGTATTTGCCGGCCGCGGTCAGGATGGTCTTCTGCGTGTAGCCGACTTCATCCAACTCGCGGGTGACGACCGCCAGCTTGTTGCCGTTGTTCTGGGCGGCGGCATAGCTGATGACCTCATACTTGCCGCGGTCCGCACCGCTGACGTTGTAGATGATCGCGTAGTAGGTGTTGTTGTCGGTCGGCGCGGTCTCCGTTTCGTAGGTCTTCCAGTAGAAGCCGCGGAAGTAGGAGAAGAAGTCATACAGGCTGACATCGGTGAGGGACGCCGCAGTGTTCCAGGCGCCGCCGCCGGTGACTTCCGTGGCAGCGCCGTTCGCGAGCGCAACGCCAAGGTAGGCGATGGGGGCGAGCGGGGAACCCTGACGGTTCGGGCCGGAGTCAAACACGAGGTCGTGACCGAAGATCACGTTGTTCTTCCACACCGGGAGGCTGCCGGTCCACCAGTAGGCGCTTTCGCCGCGGGGCTGGTTGTTGTTCACCGCCTCGCGGAACGCCTGCTCGGAGTCGAGCGGGTCGAGGAACTTCTGCGGGGCGAAGACCAGGAACTGTGGGAGCTTCTGACCGGCCTTGCTGGTGTCGTATTTCATCGCCGTGGCACCGAGGCCGACAAGCTGATTGCGACCCTGGGTGATGACCGACGTGTTGAACGTGTCGTCCATCGTGATGTCGGTCACGGTCGCTCCGCCGCCGATGCGCAGCACGTTGGGTTCGCTCGTGGCGAACAGAGCCTTGTCGCGCAGCACGAACTGGGAGTCGTCGCATTGCGTGCGGACCCACCAATCGCGGCAGATGCCGAACAGGAACTCGTCGCGGTTCTTGTCCGCGTTGCCAGGCTGCGAGAAGTAGGCGATGAGCTGTTCCTCGGAGAGCGCAAAGCGGCGCAGGTCAACGGTCACGGGGAACGTGCCGTAGCGGACCTTTCCGGTCTTGCTCTTGAGTTCAGCCGAGCCCATCACGCCGCGACCGCGAACCGGGGCGTAGGTGCTGAAATGCACCACCTGCCCACCCAGCTTGCTCGTGTCGGTTTTCTCCACGATGGGCATGCCACTGCCCTCGGGACCGGTAAAATCCTTCAGGGGATTCATGTCCGAGGCGTCGGCTTTGACGCCTTCGGACCAAATCTCCATCTGGAGTTTGGGGTCGGCCGCTACCATGAGCGCCAACGTTTGGATTTCAGAGAGATCAAATGCCATGTTAGTAGGCGGTTGTTACCGCGTTGAATGCCGTGTTACCGGCGGGCGCCCGTTGAAGGTTTGAGAGACGCAATGATCGCCTTTCGGGCAGAGGGATCGCTGCGGACCGTTTCGAGAATGCTCTCGCGGGTCATGGGTCTCGGCGCGGAGGGCGTGCGCCCGTCGGCTCCGGTTAAGAGTTTTGCGCCCGTCGGGACCGCGCTGACTTGCACGGGGGCGGGCTTGGTGATCGCCACGGGGCGCGCGGGAGCGGCGGGCACAACCGGGACGGCCGGGGCAGCGCCCTCGGTCTTCGGCTTGATGCCATACTGCTTCGCGAAATCGCGGGCGAATCGGTCCGGCCAGGACGGATCCTGAAACTCGGACTTGCGCGCTGGATCGTTGAGGGCCTTCGTCACGGCGGCGTCGAGCGCAAGACGCTCCATGCCGTTCTCGTTGGCGAAGACAGGGAACTCGGCAAAAACACGGTCACGCGCGGCGTTGACCTTGCCGGTATAGTCGCCCTGCACGGCCTGATCACGATTGCGAAGGTAGCCCTTCTTCTCGTGACTCAGCAGCGATAGGTCGGCTTGGAGCTGTCCGATTTCCACAGTAAGACCGGCCACCTTGTCCGAGTCCATGTCGGCCGAAGCCGTTTTGAGCGCGGCGGTGAGTTCGGTCAGCTTGGTCTGCCCAGCAGTCAGACTGGTCTCGTATTCGGCAAGCTGCGGGTCCACGGCGGGCACGGCTGGCGTCGCGGGGGCAGCGGGTGCCACGGCGGGGCTGGAAGTGCCTTTGTAGAGCTCGGCGGCCTGGGCGAGCGAGATGCCCTTGCTTTTCGCCAGCACGGCAATCGCGTAGTCCTCACCGTGGAAGCGGATCCTGCCACCGTCCTTGCCTTCGCCTGCCTCGGGCTGGACCTCGGGGTTTGCACCCTCGGGATTCGGCTGGGCGGCTTCGGGCGTGGTAGCGGCCGGAGTCGATTCGGGGGACGCCGGCGC